TAATTGGGGCCTCTTTCGCTTATATAACTGTGCTACCCACTCACTAGTAGCTAGTTAATCTAGGTAGACGTAGACACCCGAGATACCAGTGAATACCAAGCAGACTCTCTGGGCAAGCATAGTAAACTCAAGGCTACCGCAGGGTGTCCGAACTCGGCGTATACTGGGTGTGGACGTCCAGGGTCTTCGTAATTAACTTATAACCGAAACGAACCAAAGGAGAACACAATGAGACGAGTAACCTTATCAAGTGTAGAGACAGCGGCTGTAGCCAAGATTGACTTCACGCTGTTGAAGAAGCAGAGCGCCAGGCAACTGGGACTGACTGTGAAGCAGCTGGATGAGCTGGTAACCTACTGCTTGGCCACAGGCTGGACGTGGAAGAAGTTCGGCAATGGCCAGATTCTTACCGCTCCGAAAGACCACCCCAGCGAAGTTAAGCACTGGGCGGCTACGTTCCTTCCTTATGGGAAAGCACAGAGCATCCCACACTGGATTACCCGGGTCAAGATCAAGCCCATCAAAGCAGAGAAGTTGGTGCCTAAGGTTGGCAAAGCAGACAACCGTCCTGCCACTACTGAAGTAAAACCTTCGAAGATGGTGAAGTCCGCTAACGCCCGCCTGCTCAAAAGCGTAGTGGCTCAGCTTACCGAGTCCGGGTTTGTGGATAACACTAAGGACCCTAGCTTCAAGGGTCAGTACGCAGGGTACATCGTCAAGGGAAATAGCCCGATGCAGGTTACCATTGTGAATGACACTGTTCACTATGAGACCAAGGTCGGATCTGGCAGCGTAGCCCTAAAGAACTTCTCCATGGACCTGCTTAGCAAAGGTATCATGGCTCCCAAAGCACGGCGTGTGCCTGCCGCACCTGCTGTTCCCGCCCCGAAAGGTACTCCTACTACTCGGAAGTTTGTCAAAACTATTGAGAATGAGTTCGAGTGCGAAGTTAATATGCGGCCCGGTGGTGGGTTTAAGATCGACTTCGGTGACGACGGAACGATATACACCAAAAACGGTGCGGTAACTGGAGAGCTCAGCAGCAAGCTCGACAAGGATTTTATCCAGAGAGCAGCCGAAGGTAACGGTCTGCGCTACGAGGTGGTCTAGTCATGAGAACCCTGCACATATCACTAGCCGGGGACGATGCTGCTATAGCTGATTCTCCACTCTTGCCCGCGCTGATTGTTGCTCTGGAAAAGAACCTAAGAGCAGCGAAGGCCAGGTTCAAAAGCCCTCCTGATAAGCAGGGTATTCTCAAAGAGTTTTCTGCGGGATTGCTGTGTCTCAAGAAGAAGGATATCAAGACCGCTACTACTCACTTCAAGCAAGTGCGGGAGTTCCGGGGGATAGCCGACTCTTACAGGGACGTAGGGGTGATAACGGGCGATGCTGGTCTTCTGGCAATGATGGCAACGCTAGAGGGTAAGGTCGCCCCTAAATCCAAGACGAAAGTATCCCCACGCAAAGCCGGTCCTGCAGTTAAGTTCTACATAACTGTTCCGCCAGAGACAATTGAAGAGATAAGGTCCGCTATCTCTGATATGGACGAGGATAACTCGGCGGATGAAGCAACAGCTATCGAGCTGGTTACTGATCTGTTTGCCTTTGATGACGGGCCAACCATTAACCCCAACCTTAAGAAGGCAGGGCCCAATCGGTGGGCAGGTGAAATCGGCGGCTCGGATATGCTGGAGTTTCAAGAGTATCTTGACAAGCAGGGTTGGGAGAGGTCGCCTAAGTTGAAAGGCGACGCAGCCACTCTGGAGATACTGGACCAGTTCCGTACTCATGAAGCGCTTGACCTTGACTGGGTCAAAGCTAAATTTGAACTTCGGTAACAAAAAGGAGATGGAATGAGAACCTTGCACATAGCCCTAGCAGCGGCATCCCTTAAGTTTCAAGTTGAGACAACCCCCAAGGTTATTGAGGCGCTGCGTTCCGGTGTTGAGAATCAGTCCGGGGAAGATTTCTCCCGCAGGAAGGCAACTGCCATAATGCAGCAGGTATTCTACCTGACTGATGAGATGTATAACACCAATGCTCATCTCAAGCAGCTGGGACCCTATAGCTGGTCAGGTGAGATCAAGGCAGCTGATTGGGTTCGACTGAAGGGCCTAATCGAGGAAGAGCCGCACTGGAAACCCGCACCCAAAGGTATCAGCGGGAGTGAGCTCGATCTGTATTATCTCAACCAGTTGCGGACGCACGAAGATATAAAGCTTCGTAACCTGGACATTACCTTTACGCTTGGCTCAGGTGAAACAGCCTCATCCAAGAAGCAAGCGGTTTACACCAGGATAGAAGATCTGGAGAAGCAGATACACAGCGTCTACGATCCGAATGAGGTCACCAAAGTCTGGTTCGGGTCGATGGACTCTTGGGTCTACTCGGTTGTAAACCCGCATAGCAAGCGGAGTGAGAGACTTGCTTATTTCGATACCGAAAAGAATCAAGGTCAATACTATTAAGCGGTTAAAGGAGACAGGCGTATGAGAGTAGTATCGGTATCAATGAAGATGAAGGAAGAGAGTGCTAAAGCCCCTGCTGCCGCGCCCAGGGTGCTTAAGATTGGCACAAGTAAAGGGAAGGGTGTGCCTGCGACTGACCGAGATACTATTCGTGCGTTCCTGAAGACCGAGATGGGTGTCCGGGCCAAAGACGTAGGGTACAACTTGGAGTTCACGCTCAAGGTAGCTGGCAAGCGTGTCAAGCACGAGATCAAGTTCCTCAAAGCAGGGTCATTCAAGTCCAGCAGCATCGCCGGCTACGACATGAAAGCGTGGCTACGGTTCCTCAAGAAACTGAACGCTGCTACTGACAATACGCCTGCTCCTGCCAAGGCGGTACCCGCGGTTAACGCTTTTACCAAAGAGTGGTCGAAAGTAACTGCAGTTCGCTGGGCCAAGCTCATCACGATCCTTAACAAAGTATTGACCCCGTTGGACGCTGTTGGAACCCCTAAGGGTAAAAACGGTTTGAACATCCTCGGTAAGACAATCAAAGTGGATGGCACAACCGTAGGTGGTTCTCTGGATGCATCTCTTGAAGATGTAGTTGAACCCGCGATTAAGAAAGCGGGCTTAAATTCAGAGATAACCTACACCAAGAGTTCTCGTGGTCCGGGACCTGCTCCTGCGGTGAAAAAAGGACCCTCAACAGACACAATCGGCATGCGTAACTTAACCACCAAGCTGCAGGGTCTGGGGTTCCATCCTTGGGCTTCAGCTCCGGAGGGGACCTTCATCAAGCAGGTCGCCTTGTTCGGCGAAAAGGAACTGGCTAAGTTCAAGGTATTTCTGACGAAGCAGGGTTTCACCGAGAAGAACAAGCGCATTTGGACTTCGCCTGACCTATCGGTTAAGTTCTGGGTCAGTGAGACAACGTTCTTTGTAACCGTAACCCAGAAAGGTGGGAAGTCCGCTAAGGTAGTAGATGAGCGCACCACTCCTATTGGGCACGAGCCGAAGGTAAAGAAAGTTCTTGGTCCAGGCCGACCTTCTCGACCGCCAGGTCGCACTCGTCCTTCCAGCACCGCCAACAAGTTTGAGTATCAGATTCAAGGGCAGACATTCAAGTCCAAGGTAGTTAAAGATCAACCGGGCGACCGCCACACGTCTCCCATCTGGTCGTTGGTGTTCTACAACAAGAAGGGCTCTTACACCTTCCCGGAAGAGTTCTCCTACACCACAGGCTACTCACAGGGCACCAACCGGTCTGGCCCTGAGTGGTTCCTTCGGTCACGTCAGTTCGGTGGGGTAGGCAACGGCAACGGCTCTTCAACTCCAGGGTCACCCCTTCATTCGTACAAAGCCAGCCAGTGGATTGGCGATCTGGCCTCATGGTTGGATATGGGCGGCTACGTCTACGGCGATTCACCTGCCAAGCGTGTACGTGTTGAAGGCGATGTTCCTCCGCTGCCCACCAAAGAGCGCCGGACGGTAGTTGCTCCGGAAGTACCTGCTGCAGCGGCTCCGGTGGTCAAGACCAGTAAGACTCCATTCTGCACCGAAGCCGATCTGGCAGCGTGGGCTAAGACGATGGGCCTCAAAGGCGCGCTGAAAGTGTCCACGCACAATAGCGCTACCGCTGTAGACACGGTTAACCTCACGCTGACTAGAGGTCAAGCTGAGGTAGTTCGGAGCTTTGTAGTTGATAAGCTCAAAGCTCCGATAACCGCAGGCCGTGGCTCAAGTGATCCAGGGATGACCAAAGCAGTCTGGTCAATGTATCAGTGGACAGACCCTAACCTTGGTCTCCTGGGCTTCTCCTATGACTACCCCAAGAAGGTCGGGAGGGTGTTGGCCTACAATGTCCCAGGTAAGCATGAGGACAAGCCGAAGCAGTCAATCACCAAGCCGATTGTGGACGCCGCGGACTTTCTTGAGGACATTATGGAGGCTTACGACATCCAGGACTCCGAACAAGAAGGATCGGACTTTCGGGTGGACTTCGGGGATGATACATCTATCTGGCTGCGTGGCGGGCGTGAAGTCGAGGGCATCCTGGCACCTGGCAAGAAACCTAAGATGGACAAGATCATCCAGAAGCTGGGGCTCAAGAACTCTATCGAATACCTGGGCACGAAGCCGCCCCGGTCAGTCGCGCCTAAGGCTACAGTGCAACCCACTGCTACCTACGGGCTCGATAAGATAATCGCCAATCTGGATGGGATACGTGTGCTCAATGGCAGCGGTGGCATTTACTCTTCTGGCAAGGGCACGTTCGAGACCTCTTACCTCTTTGAGTCGGTTCTGAAGCGTGCTGGCATGTCCGAGTTCACCTCAAAGCCCGGTCAGAAGCGTGGCCAGCCTTATGTGTATACTTCCAAGCTTAGCGGTGACGTGTTCGCCACGTGGAACGCTGGAACGGAATCCTGCACCATATCCGCCAATAAATATCTAGCATGATTAACCCGGGTGCTCTAGTGGGTTCCAGCTCACTAGAGCGCCATAGATGTCCCCTATAAACCGCAGCTAACTGCATAAACGAGGAGACTAGGATGAAATCACAATTCGGACAGGCAGACCTCAATGGCTGGAACTTGACCCTCAACAATGGCACGTGGAACCAGTTGTGCAAACCTGCGAAGCCTGTGGCAGACCCCCCAACATTTTCCTTCCCACAACTGGGTCCGAACAATGTAGTGGGACTGTCAGCGCGTCCAGGTAACTACTGGAATGATCCGCAGCCCCCGAACATGCCTGTCGGTAGTAATACCGGCAATACCTACATGCTGTCTAAGGTGTTACCCGCCACTAACAAGGGTGGCCAGGCTACGCTAAAAGCACGTTGTCTGAAACTCAGCAACCAGTTTCTAGCGGTGTATATATCTACCGATATGCTGGGTTGTGGATCGTGTGTGGGTAAACTGTGGAATGCTCCATTCCCTGGAAAACCCGCGGCGCCTTACACCAACTTCCAGGAGTTGAAGTTCACTGTTCCCGCGGGTATTTGCCAGATTCAAATTCATCTGCAGTCGGATATCAATCGTACTGGTGCAACAATGGACATCTACGACTTCATGATGCCGGAGTAACCATCATGCGGAAATTGACTATTCGGTTTGAAGAGCAGGCATCAGAGGATGAACTGTATGAGCTGATTAAAGCTTGGCTGGAAGACCCGGATAGTCCCAACCGCATAAACCGGAATATGGTTGCAGCTAAGTATCGTTCGGCCAAAGGGCCTTTATACAGAGCTCAAAACCTAACGGACTCACAGGTCAGAGCTCTGCGTAAAGGTACTGAAGTTAAGACCAGGAAGGTTCCTCTTCAAAGTTGGACTACCGACCCAGAGGTAGCCGCAAGCTATTCCGATGATATGGACAACCCTGTCGTGCTTGAGAGAGACGTTGAGCCAGAGCAGATTGTGGTGAACATTGAGCTGTATGCCCAACTTAATCACCTACCAAAGGACGACCCGTTTGGTGTAGGGTACACGACTGACGGGGAAGTCTTAATGTGCCCGGGTGACTATTACCGAACGATAACCCCAGAAGAAATTGAAGGACAACTCGACTGAATAGGAGCCTAACATGCGAAAAGTAGTCTTGGCCGCTACGCCTAAAGTAGATCCCACCCCTAAGGTGAATACACGCCAGTTGGGTGGCAGTCCAAAGATGGACAAAGCAATACGAGAGATCCTGGCGGACTTGGTCAGCGGCCGAGGCTACAGCATGGGCATTCACTCGGTCCGTGACAGGTCCAAGACTGTCCAGCAGGCCCTGCAATGGCTGGTGAAAAAAGAGTACGCGAAGAAGACGCGGCCCATCCCTGGTGAGATCAAGATCACGCCTGCTGGCCGTAAGTACGCACGGACGTTGGGTATCATCCGAACGAAGCCCGAAGTGAAACTTCAGAAAAAGAACCCACGGCTGGAGATCAAGAAAATACTGGCAATCATCCGTGGAAACATACGGGCCCTTAAAGTAGTGGATAAGGAAAACCGCTACGAACTGGTCGTCACTCCCAAAGGAGAATAAAAGATGAGATGTACAACTTTGGCAAAGAAGGAAGTAGAGAATTTAATGTCGATGGTTATGCCCAAAGCAAAGAACGTTGGAGGCAAGGCCCTGGAGCAACTACATGACGCCCTGAACAAGAAGGATATAAAGGGCGTCCAGTATATCTCCAAAGGTGGACAGCTGGGTCACGGAGTGTCTAACCTCACGGTCCAGCTTGCGCAGAACATAGCTGTGTCCATTAGCTACCGGAATGGGCGCTATGTCTTCCAGTTGCAGGAGACCACTCAGACTAACTCCAACATAGGACCGCCCAAACCCTTGGCGCCTGGTCTCACTTTGAAGGGCGTTATCACCGAGCTTGAGGTAGTTGTTGGGAACACCGTTACAGCCATCAGGGCGTTCCAAAGAGCAGAGAAGAAACGGCGATTGCAATATGACAACGAAACCAAAGCCAGACAGGCTGAATTCCATAACTCACTATGAAGAGGAGAGAACAATGCGAAAGGTAATGCTGGAAACAAGTGCCGTAAAGAAGCCCAGCCCTGCGGTAACGGAGAGGGAGCTTAACAAAGCCCTATCCGACTGGGAAAGAGTTCAAGGCAAGCTGGATGGGGACGTTGATGACGATACCCGTGAGGCCCTGGAAACGCGAGAAGGTCGTCTTTCTGACCAGGTAAAGAAGTTAATGGCTGTGGTTATCCCAACTACCGGAGATCATTCCGATATCCTGGGTAAGTACAAGCAGTTGAGTGGCAAAGCGTGGAAAGCCCCTAAACCTGCGGCAGCCAAGGCCCCTAAAGATGCGGCAGCCGCTAGTAAGAAGCGGAATGTAGGTAAGGTAGACAAACCTATGACCGAGGATATGCGGGCATGGGCAAAGGTGCGTCCTCTGGTGGACAAGATGATTTCCGCCGCGTACAAGGCTGATCCCAAGGTTACCGCGGAGAAATGTCTGAAAGAAGCTCAAAGGATCATCAAGGAGCAGCTGACGGCCAAGAAGATCAAAGTGGCTCCCAAAGTGGACGTCAAGTTGATTAACGAGTACCTTAAGCCCCTGCAGGGAAAGACCGCTCAGGACGAGAAGTACCCCAAGGACAAGATCAAGGCGCTCCAGGCGGAGCTTAAGAAACTCCAGGCCGAGATCCAGGTTGCCAAGAGCACCGTTCAGAAAACGATTGACGATGCTAATGCTGCCTATCAGCAGGCAATGGGTAAGAAAGAAGCTCGTGCCGAAAAACTCCGGACCCTACTCAACAAGATTGCTCCTCAGCGTATGATTGCAAAGAAGACCATGAAGACCGCGAAAAAATAACTGTAAATAAGGTGGTGAAGGCAAATCCAAAGCAGGGGGTTCATCATGCCACCGACCAAAAAAGTTGTTTCGCCATCTGAACCACAGCCAAGTAAGCAGGATGTGTACGAGCAAGCAGTAGCCGAGATGCGAGTATTGCTCTACAAGATCGACCAGAAACACCTCTCCGCGGAGAGGGCTCTAACTCGGATGTACGTTACCCTGGTTGGTCTGACTAACAAGGGATATCTTCTGACGGAAGAGAAAATTTGGCCAGAAGGCCGAAAGAAGTAACAGTAGATAGGCCTCTACCCCGAGTGGGTGGGGGCCTTCTTTGGTTAGTGGAAACCCGATAGAATCGTAATTTTAGGGGAAAGGAGGGCACATGGACCCCCGACCGATACTGATACTAGTTGATGATGAACCGCTGATTTTAACCGCGCTCTGTCGGACATTCCGTAGTGAGCCCTACCAAGTACGTCCTTTGCTGTCTGGTCAAGAAGCAATTGACTTAATTACCATGGACCAAAATGTATTTGCAGTAATAGCAGACTACAGGATGCCTGTGATGGACGGGCTAGTACTGCTCCGTCAGGTACGTGATCTTGTTCCCACTGCGCTCCGGATAATACTTTCGGGCTTTGCAGCACGTCCACTTTTACAGCGCGCTGTTCGGACAAATCAGATACACCATTACATAACAAAACCTTGGCGTAACGAAGCTCTCCGGGTGATAGTCAGAAAAGGGGTGCCCACAGCATCCCCAAGCGCGGAATAAATGACGCATATCCTACACGAAAGGAGATACCAAATGGCCTTGTTTACGAAAGTGGATAGAGTGTTTGGACCAGCCTTGGATAAACTTGGGTCAATAGTTACTACACCGCTGTTTAGGCGTGGTGCTAATGTCCAAAGATTGCTCAATCAATATCCGGAATACCTAGCTGTAGCCACTGCTTTTCTTCTGATATTGGTAACTAATTTCCACTAAGAACCCCCCGCCCCTAAGATATTTCCGCGCTTGTCGAAGGGGCACCGACCTTCACAGGAGATACGGATGTTACTTAAAATTATAGCCGCGGTAATAGTAGGAACAATCTTATTCCTTTTACTTGTAACTGCGGGATACAGCGTGGATACAATCATTGAATCAGAGCTAGTGCTATTGATAGTTATTTTGGCTGTGGCAGTAACATGGCAAAAACGAAGTAGGAACACATAAGGAGTATGCGTAATGAGACACTTGGCCCTTGCTTTTGCCGAAACGAAAGTCCGTGTGGAGAATGATCTGGGAACAACCACCTTGGTTGATGTAGACGAGGAAGCAAAGGAGTTCCTTCAGGAAGGAAAGTCTACACGGAAAATCATGGACATCCTGGACAGTATGTATAAAAACTTCCGACTAGTACCCAGCAGGGCAGGGACAGTGGGTCGTAATGAGCTTGTGCGCCTGGTTATGCTGTCAGTAGCCAGATTGAAACGACACCAACAACAGTATCAACATATCTCGGAGGACGTAGAAATGAGACGCGTAACTTTGCAGCAGGCTACCGCAGGCATCGAGAACTACAACTACATGGTGACACTTCGCCTTAAGAAGACCGACTACAAACCCAAAGGCTTGGCTGGAATAGTTTCTGCCGGACTTACCCAAACCTCGCTGATTACGCTGAACATCGAGTCAAAGCGTGAGTTGGACCCACCCAGCGCCTTGGGCACGGCTAGAATGCTGCTCAGAGAACTGGTGGGCTCTAATAGCTTAGAGCTTGCAACCCTTATTCAGGAATAACTAACGTACATAAGGAGATTAAGACATGAGACGCGTAACCGTATCAATTCAAGAGACAGCAGCCGTAGGCACCGAGAGCTACGAGGCCTTAAGAGAAGCATGGCTGGACGTTCTAGGTAGTGGCCAGGGTGATGAGCTTACGCGCTGGCATCGGGCTGAGTGTAAGAAGCTTGCTGATGCGGCTTCAAAAGAAGACCGGAAAAGACTCCTAGAGGATGTATACGGGCAGGACTCGATTGATGAGAATGACATTGACCCTGCTGAAGTACGGATGGCAAGGATCTTGCTCGGGGGCAACGCAAAAGGTTCTGCGCGACTTCCGGTAGAAGTAACGGACTTCACTTCTGGTTTCAATCAGTACATGCTGGATAATCCGGAGCAGCGCACTCAATTCTGTCATGCCTGGAGTCAAGGGCATTCCAAGAAGGTTGTTGCCTTGGTAGCAGAGTACATGGAAGAAATGTAACAACCACCCCCCGTGTTCAAAGGGAGCTGAAGATGCGAGTAACACGCCTACGTTATCGTGAGCACTCCAAGGTGCTTACGCCTGAAAAAATAAACGCGCTTACAAAGGACGAGTTGTCCACGCGCCTTCTTCGTCACCCTGAGTATATTCTCCAGCTTAAGGACCCTGATGAAGACCTCCGTAAGATAGCATTGACGGAGCGACCTGACTTGATTTCAGAATTGCATGCTCCGACAGAGGCAGATTATATGGCGGCGGTCCGTGAAGACGGATTGCAGCTTAGGCATCTCTTGATACCCAGCAATAGTCTGATCTCGGAGGCCCTACGTCAGAATGGTATAGCAATTCAGTACGTACAAAACCCGACGCGTGACCAGCAGAAAGCAGCTGTGTTGTCCGACCCATTTGCTATTCAGCACATAAAATCCCCGCATGCCGATGCTATTGCTTTGGCGTTGAAGTCAAATGGCCTGGCAATTCAGTTCATCGAACGACCAACCGAACCACAACAGCTGTTGGCGGTTAAGGCGCATCCCTCTGCTATATCCTTGATAGACCAACCAACCAAGAAAGTACTTCGAGCGGCCATCGAGAACAATGGGCTTTCAATTGAGTTCTATGACCGTCCTGCAGAAGACCTACAGCTGCTGGCTATTGAATCCAGTCCGAAAGGTCTGGCCATACGCTATATCACTAACCCTACTCCCAAAGCGCAGGAAGTAGCGTACTTCAAGAACAAAGCAAATCTGAAATACCTACCGAGTCCTACAGAACGGGTTCAATTGGATGCAGTAAACGCGGATCCTGAGAACGTTCAGTGGTTTAAGCCCTCCAAGAAGGTTCAGCAGGAGTTATTGAAGCGCGTAAAATCTCATCCCAGGATCTTCGATCTTGTTGGGCGCGTGGATGATAAGGTGATGGAGGAGCTTCTGGACGGCCGGAAATTCCAAGAAAAAGCTGAGAAGAAGTTGGATCTTCCTGAAGACTTGACCCTTGAGCAGCTACGCGTATACCGCTTCTTGGATCGTCGGCATCAGGACGAAACAACCTACAATGACCTCAAAAAAGAACCTTGGGCTAAGGATAGTCCTCTTGTTCCCTTGCTTAGGAAAGCAGCAAAGAAGGGCATAATCAACAAAACCATCCTGGCTAAAACTCGGGATAAAGAGCCACCTTCCCCAGAAGAAGGATTAGGGTCTTTGATACACCAAGCGGATGTCTATAGTATGGGCTTTGAAGACCGTGATGTATTTGACCAGATACAAAAGGCATACGCCGTTGGACTCACTTTGAAAGACCTTTCTGAGCTCCCAAAAGACCTTAGGGTGGCACTTAAGAAGATAATGCGTGAGCGGGAAGATCCCTACATTTCTCATATTCTTACTGCAGCATATGTTCAGTATACGCTGTTTGGTCAAAACGTCTGGATACATTCGGTAAAGGTTCCAGCGTTAGAAGTATTGGAGTCGAATAAGGGTTTTGAGTGGGTTCCAGAGTGGCTACTGTCCAAGTTTATTCGGGACATGCGCTACCGAGCCTATCAGAAATTCTACGTCCCGAACTCTAACCTGCGTGAGCAGATATATGATGACCCTGAGAAGGTAGCGGAGGCCTATGATACGTGGGCGCCTGCGTACCTATTTACTGAGGTAATAATCCGAGGAATACACCCACTCGTCAATGGTAAAGAAAGTTGGGCGCTGATATAAGGAGATGTGATGCGAGTATTAAAAGTAGAATGCTCAATGATTAGTCGAGAGACAATGAAGATCATACGGACAATTGCCGATACCGTGCTAAAACGTGGGGAGATTTATTCTGCTCCTCTGGACGGTGACGATACACTTCTTGGCCTTCGTAAGTTTCTGGAAGGCCAAGGGTATAAACAGACCTCTAGTACTGTTCGGGATACTCCGATGCAGGTCATACATGTATACCGTCTTGAGATGGGTGATACAAATCTTCCCGCTCAGGTCACGGTTAGGGCAAGCTTAAGCACAAAGACCATACGGACGAAAGGCACCGTCCTTAATGTAAAACCATTTTGATGAAAGGGAGAGCAACGAGATGAAGATACATCGACTAACAATGGAGATTTCAGCAGATGCTCGTGAGCTGAAAAAGAAGCTTAAACTCCGGCAGCGCTACGAGAAGCTTGTGGCCAAGCTGGATGGCCTGAAAGCCAAAGGCGCGTCCAAGATCCGTATCACAGCAGCCAAGGAAGCCGTTCGGGCGTTCAAGTCTGCAAATGCTGTGCCAACGTCTTCTGTTGCGGTTCTTCAGAAGAAGCTTGACTCAGCTGGAGAAAAAACCACGGTCAAGGTCCCTGTGAAGCGGAAAGAAAAAGACTTGGGCTATGACAGGGCAGAAATGGACGCCGCGGTGAAGTTCTTCATAAGTAATGGCCAGCTGCCCCCAAAGGGTACTCCGCCTATGGTTATCCAAGCCTGGAAAGATCAGCTCAAGCACCCTAAGCAGTACGAGAGGGGGGCAGACCGTATGAAGATGCTGAAGCTGTCACTTCGTTCGGCAAAGGCCATGCTGAAGATCGACACCAAAGAGGGATCCCGCACCAAGATCGCTCACTGGAATAAAGAAATAAAGAAGATTGAGGACATGATAGCCGCGGAAAACGCAAAGTCCAAAACTAAAGTTGATACTAAGGGCACTGGCCCTATCAACGTTAAGCAGGACTCCCCCAAGCCTGCGCCTGTCAGGGCCCCCAAGATACCCAAGAAGCCAACGGTTGAAGTACGCAGGGTCAAGGTAGAAAAACAAAAACCTGTGAAACCTGGTGCCATATTTCCTTTACAGCAGTCAGCGGAGTTCCTGCTGAACTGGTCTAAAGGTAAGCCCATTTCCCACTTCGGCGGGGACAGCAGTTTCTACAAGTGCGGTAAGTGGATGACCATGATTGGCCCTGGAGGAGCAGAACCCGCCAAGAAAGAAGTGGCTGCTCTGATTGCAGCAGGGTATGCAACAGGTAGTCCAACCTACTTCACGATGGTTAAGCCCATCAAGAAATAATAACAAGGAGAACGGCGTGGTGCTGAAACTCACGGATATAAAAAGCTGGAAAGACGACCTGGACGTTCAAGATGACCTTTCGGTGCTTTGTGAAGGCAAGGGTCTAGAAGGTGAAACTCACGGCTCGGTAATCGGATTCCTAATAGCAGAGTTGGACAAGGTAATGGATATGATGTTATGTGTTACTGCGGTGTGTAATGGGTCATCTACCCTGGATCACATGGATGCTTTTCGCACCGCAGATGCAGTTCTTCAGGAGCAAAACAACATGGTTTTGGTTCAGGCTTTGGATAAAATCCAGAACGTAAAAGCCTTGTATCCTACCCTTGAGAACTCACTTAGGTTACGTGCTTGCATCTCAGAAGCCACAACCGCTTTACACAGCATTACCTAATAATTGAACTTCATAATTTTAAGTGGATATCGGCAAATCCCAATAGCCGACTATTTGTAGATGTACCCACAAAGCAGGAGCAGTTATGCTAGTACGTCAGGTGGGCGTGGTAACAGCAGGGACAGTTAGCGTTAGGCGTGAACTGCAAGGCCAGATTAGAGTAAGAGCCAAGTATGAGCAGCTTAAGAATAAGCTGGCTACATTCAAAGCTAAAAGAGCCGCCCCGAGGCATATCGCAGAGGCTCGGGATGCAGTACGCATCTTTAAGGAATTAAACCCTGTTCCAGAGTTGACGTTGAAGGCTCTTCGTGAGCAACTGCTCAGCGCACAAGCAGAGAAAAAGGTAAAGGTTTCCCCAAAGAAAGGAAAGAAGTCAACGCCTTCAGTTAGTCTTCAGAAAGAGCCCCCAACCATAACAGAGGTATACGACGCCGATTCTGAAAATAATATTGACGTCTGCAGGGAGCACCAAGCACGATAAGCAACGCCACCTTAATATTTCTACGAGGTGGTCGTAGGAGTGAGGGTGGTCGATCTTTCGACCACCCTTTTCTTCTCTAAATGGTAACGGAAGGTACTCCATGAAAGCAAAAACGTGGTTAACAAAGGTATTATGCCACCTTAATCTTCTAGACCCCTCTGCATTTCCGTCTGCAGTAACCAGTAAGAGCATAGTGCACACATACTCTAAGGAGATACTTTATCACTTTAATTGTGGTAACTGCACTGACTGGTGGTCTATTGGTGATTTCAACCCAAATCAAAAAACGCAGCTGTACTGTCCTAGCTGTGGGTACCTTTTCGGTGTTAAAGAAAACGTATTTGGGTTAAAACCACCTTAGACCATAGGAGTCATACCATGAAGGATGTAATTTTGGAATCACCTTGCCGCGTTTGTAATGGGATTAAACAGAAAGAGTCCTGTAGGGATAAGTGCGCTTTGCTTGATTCCTTCCAAGATAAACTTAGGCATCAACAGCTGTTTATGTCCGCTATAGATGTATCCGCAGTTTCTTACTCTAGTTATAGACATCATTGTGGACTAGGAGAGGACTCATTCAACGCGGGGGTTAGCGAATGAACGCTAATAAAGTAGGAGCACCCCCAGGAAGTTTAACCTATCATGGGCCACCTGGAGTAGGTACAAAGATATTCGATCTTTACTATTCATCAGAGTCACTTGGAACTGAACCGTATTTGGAAACGAATCACTGGATTGAAGTTAGGGGGCTTGAAGATGTTGCTAGTATAGTTGTGCTAAAAGACAAGTACTGTCTACACAGACTATGCGTGGAAGACATTCTTAGTCTTAGCCAAAGACCTAAGATTGAGTGTAGAGAAAATTACTTGTTTATAACCACAATAACCAAAGACAATGAACAGGTATCATTTGTCTTGTTACCGCAGTACAACGTATTATTATCATTTCAACCAAACTTAGAAGATATCTTTGAACCAGTTAGAGAAAGACTAGCTCAGTCTGGTTCTCACATACGAAGTTCTGGACTTGATTATCTACTGTGGGCATTAATGGATATAATCGTAGATAATTACTTTCCTCTAGTACAGCGCTGGACAGATGAATTATCAGAGATGGATGCTCTTGCCTTCAATAATACTTCGCCTTCATTACGAAGTATACAGTCTCACAGGTCAAAGTCATATGCCTTTTTGGTTAGTACTCGCTCCATGCGAGATATCGCTGCTGAGTTAAAGGAAAACTGTAGGCCTTTTATTTTAGAGGGTACGCATGGATATTTCTGTGACTTACATGACCACTTACTTATTTTGACACAAGATTTTGAGTTTCTTCTACAAGGCAATAGAGACCTCCTGGACTTTATCAATAATGACAGTAGTATGCGACAGCAAAAACAGATGAATCAACTCACAATACTAATGTCAATATTTGTACCCCTATCATTTCTTACAGGGTGGTTTGGTATGAATATACCTTTGCCCTATATAACCGAACCCTGGGTATTGCCTGACTTTATACTGTTCTGTCTGTTACTTACCCTCTGCCAAATGTTATACTTTAGGCGAATGGGGAAAAGAATGCACTCAAAAAACATGTAATTTAGGTTATTGAAACGTACAAGACCGTGGTTAAAGGAGACTCAGGATGCTATTATCCACAGCCATCCAGAAGTGGAAAGCCAAAGGAATATCCAAGGTAGCTGCCCTGGAAAAAGCCAAGGCTGCCCTAAAGAAGATAAGCAAACGCTGGACAAAAGCTCAGCAAGAAGTATTTGACACCGCGTGGAAAAAGAGAGTTGCTAAGGCTCCTGCGAAGGAAAAGAAGGTAGTGGCTGAAAAGCCTGCGATAACCAAAAAGCCTATTAAGAACGTGAAAACAGACGTTGCTCCAAAGAAGGTTAAGCTGATTAAGAAAACAGAAGAACCGCCTGAAGGTAAGCCTGTAAAAGTAGCTAAAAGTCCTGAGCCAAAGGAAGACGCAGTACCCTCCCGAGGTGACGAAGAGGCATTGAAATTGAAATATGCTAAATTTGCTGCTATGGGCGACAAGAAAGCGCAGAGCAAGCTTGATTTCCTTGCCAAAGACTTGTGGCCGTATCTAAATAAGCTATACTTCCATAACAAGCTGCCTAAAGCTGTTTGGTCTTTTACTCGCGACACTGGACAGGGGTTCCGTAGGCGAGCTTGTTATCAGCAAGGACGGAACGAATTTTCTTTCAGTACGAGAACATTCCTAGCGCCTTACGAGGAGTTTCGTGAGCTGTGTGTCCATGAGATGTGTCACCAAGCGGCTAGGAAAATTGACGGGGCGACATATAAAACTGCCAGGGAAGCTCACGGAACTATCTGGTGTAACTGGATGCGGCGTTGCGGGGTTAACCCTTCACGCTTCGACAAAAACCATAACGATGTCTACATGACTGAAGAGGAGCGCGAGCATCACGTAGAGAAGAAAGAGGCTAAGAAGGAGGCTGAGAAAACAGAGAAGCCATTCTATACCTTGATGGCTCATCAGTTGCCTGCTGCTGCCAAGTACTTTGACCCTGAAAAGAAAACCTGGCACACTGGAATGGTAGTTACGCGTAACGATGAAGCAGGTAAACGCTTCATATTTATCACCATCCCGGATTCAAGTCGATGGAAAATAGTACCTCGTTCTTGGCTGTATCAGGTGGAAGAGACAGAGGCCACCCGGATAAAGACCGAGGCAATGCTCAGCGCCGCTCGTAACATTGTAGGCTACAAGAAAGACAAGAAAGAAATAAGGACCATGCGTAGGAACACGCGTAAGGGAATACTCTGGTAACAACGATTTGGCGGGGAAAAGTTTGTGGCCTTAACTCACAGGGGGCGCCCGAGAGGGCATAGCGTGAAAAGGAGACACAGACATGGAAGACGTAAAATTAAGTAAGGAAGAGGCAGAAACTGAAGTATCACGAATAGCAGCTAAGCGCGACCAATTTGACTTTGACCACTGGAAAGACCGTGCAGCATCCGAGGTTAGGTCGGCTAAGCTCAGCCCTGAGTCTGAGCTACATCAATGCTATCGCAGGAACATTGAGACTCTAACAGCTTTACGAAAGACAAAGTCTGCAGCTACAGATAATACGGACCTGTTTACTGCTGTGGACAAAAAGCTTCTGGAGTTTGTCAATGGTCTTAAACTGATTACTATCTAGTTATCGCCCTACTTTGCCCCGCCGATTAACTTAACGAGGTATATCACACACAAGGAGAAATGAGATGATTAAGATCACAGTAACAGGTAAGATTGGGAATGGATCTCTTGAGCTTGACGGCATGGAAAGAACTGCTGGTGCTTCTTTTGAAGTATCCGCGCTGTCAGCAGACCTTTCTGATGCTTTATCAACGGGGTACATTACTGCAGTGGGCATAATTGATCTCGAGGGTACTGTAGCCCATGCGGTAGCAGCGGATACCGCTACCAATGCCGGTCATGCAACTACAGCTACTACCGCGACTAATGCTGGTCATGCTACCACAGCTGATTCTGCTACCAATGCGGATCATGCTACTACCGCTGACACAGCAACAAATGCAGGACATGCTACTGTTGCCGATAGCGCCACTACAGCCACTACAGCTACAACAGCTACCAATGCCGGTCATGCTACCACCGCAGACTCTGCTACCACAGCCACAACAGCTACCACAGCCACCAATGCGGACCACGCTACTACCGCGGACACAGCAACAAGTGCCACAAGCGCAACAGACGCAGCATATCTCAATGGGTACGAAGTTGTATCCCATGCGTCCACCGGAGCTCTTAACGGGGTAGCTACAGGTATTAGCGAACAGTACCTGGATGGTTTTACTGGGCTAAGCGCCACGGACATTCCTATTCGGCTGACAAAACAGACTTTGCAAGCCGGGCTAACCATTTTGGGGTGTAGTTTCGCAAACAGCACAACCCTGTCTGTTATTTTCTTCAACTCTGGCGCGCCTGTAATAACCCCCACTGCCGGGGATACTTACACGCTATATGCCTTGAAGCATAAAGCGTAACTACCTAGATTGAGGGGAGGGGCAATCGCCCCTCCTATGTACTAAATTCAGATAAAAGGAAATCGTATGAGAGTACTGACTATTACTTTAGCCAAAGCAGCGCCCGGTGGAGTATATGTTTCAGTAAAACCTCTACTGAGTGCCGCTAACACAATCTGCTGTTTGATAGACAGAGTTAAGCTCCAGATTAACTGCACTGTTAGAGATCCAGATAGCTTGCATGTTACTGAGATATACTCGCGAACCGATAATGATGCGTTTTCTGCTGATCCAACTCTAATGCACACTGCGTACATAACTGGGGTTGAGAATTGGGCAGAGACTTCAGAGGGAGATATACTGGTAGCTCTGCTATCCTGCCCTAGTTTGGATAAACGCCAGTCAGCTTTGCGTAAGAAATACGGGTTCACCTTTGACTATGAAGAGTATAAGCCACATCTTACTTTATGCGTAGTAAACAGCTGGAGCAGTCAAGGTGAAAAGGAGTATTTCTTGGAGATATTGAACAAAATATTCCTGGATAGAAAATTAACCCTAACCAGTGAGACCTCTGAACCACTAGATGAATCCTAAGGGTGTGGCCATGAAAATAAAACGTGTAGCAATAACTTCAAGTGGGTGGGGATCCGACTATAATATGGCACCTAAAACTCAGTCCGGGCCATTGGATGAGGAGCCACTACACCCTAACGTGGATGCGCTGGAGCAGGTGATGGAACAAACAGAAGATGATATAAAGAGCCAAAAAGGTTGGCCGAGGGGCATGGGAGCCCGAGGCAAAAGAAATCCACCGAAGGATGCTAATACAGGGCATCAAGGTGAACAGATAACCGTATAATGCAGGGAGACGTGTATGCCAGCTAATCAGCTACTTGCTTTACATAAATCTACTAGAGTACCTCTTGCGAAACTAGAGGAGTACTGGGAAGCCGCTAAGTTACAAGCCGATAAGAAGTTTGGCGAACGCGATTCTCATTACTGGGCGTATGTCTCTAGGATAACTAGTAATAGAGCTAAGTCAAGAAAAACTAAATAGATGCCACGAGGCACTAAATGAAGCGCAAAAAACTGAAATCAGTAAAACCTGTACCAATAAAGAGAGTAGATTTATTTCTAGATGTAAACACAGACCCTAACCAGACATCAACCAGTTCACGGTTACCCGAAGTATCGGCTCCAGATGTAAAGTTCAACATGTATCGCCTGATTAAGTCGATACTTAAGTCCGATTTGGGCGTGCCGCTGGACGTAAAAATAAATGATTCACATCTTCCTACTGCTCCAAACTTTGTAACATTCTTGAACGGGGCAGAGTTCCTTAAGGTTAAGGGATTTGCTCGTCAGAATGAGATACCCACAAAATTATTTCAGGAGTATTGTCCACACTGTACTGACTTAGTGTGGTTTGAGAACGTTCCTGTTGACGCCTCTCTTAAGCTGTTCAAGAAAAAAGTAACGCTGCTTGTGTATGGTAAGTGCCCTAAGTGCGGGGCTAAGCGCTCTGACATGATAAACAACGGGGAGCTTAAACCCTATCAAGAGCTAGCTGGACTAGCAGGGCAACGTAGTGCCAAGTCGCATATGATTGCCATGATTGCTGCGTACATTGTCCACAGGTTTCTTAAGCTGCAGAATCCTATCCAACTGTTAGGATTAAATGCAGGGACAATACTTCATGGTACTTTCGTTGCTTTGACTTACGCACAAGCAAAGGAAACACTGTGGGACCCTTTCTATGAATATCTAGCTGAGTCGCCTTGGTTCTGTATCGCCAAAGGTACAGAGATTACCTTAGCTGATGGCTCAAAGAAGTTGATCGAAGACATCTGCCCAGGTGATTTACTTCGGACACTTGAGGGGCCCGAAAAGGCGGTACAGCTATTCAATAATGGTGTGAAGGAATGCTTTGAAATCTCTCTAGACACAAATCAACAGCTTCCTGCTACAGATAAACATCAGGTACGTGTCTTTGAGAACAACCGGCTAGTTTGGAAGAAAGTATCTGAACTGCGTGAAGGTGATGAAGTTGTAGTAGAATAGGCTGGTTTATCACGCAATGCTAGACAATCTTTGATTATCGTAATTTGAGGTATATCAAAGATTGTCTAGGAGACAGCATGCCTACAGAAACACGCAAGGAAAAAACTGAAAGAACATTTCTTGAGGTCCAGCAGATACTCAAGGTATCTACCTACGAAATACTAGAGCGTGTAACCTCTAGCATCTTAAAGGCTAAATGTAGGGAATGCGGGGATACTCGAGAACGACACCTTTACTATTTTCGTAAATATCGCTGTGTCTGTCAACGTCAAAAGGACCAGCTTGAGAGGGCAAAGAATAGCTCTAGCTTTTCAACTGAAAGAATGCTGAAAAATCTTAGTAAACAAAAAATAAGGGTTATTACCAAAAAGCTATTGCTTAGGATGAACAAAAGAGTAACTGCAGAATGTCTACGTTGTGGGCATATATGGAAACCAATATTTTCTAACTTACGAATAGCAGGTTGTCCTGAACCAGATTGTTCTAAGTTACGTGCTAAAAAGAAGAGTATAAAAAAGTACGGGGTAGCACATTCTGCACAGAGACCTGAGGTAAGAGAAAAGATTAAAAGCACGATGTTAAAACGCTATGGAGCTGAGCATGCACTTCAGAATAAAGAACTATTTGATAAGAATCTAATTACTTCGTATAATCACAAAGAGTACAAGTTGGGTAGAAAAATTGTTTTGATTCAAGGTTATGAGCCACAAGCTTTGGATTATCTACTGGCCTCAGGTATATCGCCTTCTCAAATAAGGTGTGGTATTGGCTGCAAAGGTATTCCTAGTATACCCTATACCTTTGAGAGAAAGAAACACGTATACCATCCTGATATTTATATTCCACATTTAAATCTTATCGTTGAAGTAAAGAGTACCTTTACGCAGCGACAAAAGAAAAAGGTGAATACAAGAAAACGTAAAGCCTGCCTAGAAGCTGGATTTGAATTTAAAATCCTAGTAATGCGGCGTAATGGCTCCCTCGTCAAGGAAAAATCATATGCGTGAGATTGAAATTGACGGTAAAAGAATAAAGTTAGCAACGGTTACTTCAATACGTTCTGTGGGGTTAAAACCAGTTTACGATATAGAGGTTGAGAATCATCATAACTATTTTGCGAATGGGGTAAATGTTCATAATTGTGCTTATCATGAAATGCTGGATGAGTACTCAGAGCGGTACGGTGAAGAGCTATATCGGTTTAAGGATACGTTCATCCTATATCGCCACAGAAAACTCCTGATGTACGCCTCGGGTCCAAACAAGAAAACTCTACGCGGTAGAACCAGATTCTTTGGGGCTATAGATGAGATCGGGTGGTTCAATAACGACGCTTTGAAGAAGAAGATAAAGGATGACGCGGGCGAGGTGTATATCGCGCTTGAGCGTTCGCTTCTTACTGTTAGAGCAGCAGCGAATAAGCTGATACGAAATGGCTACGACAACATCCTAACTGCATACTTCACAAACGTCAGTTCTCCTTCGCATGCTCGTGATAAGATAATGAGCTTGGTAAAGCAGGCCAAGTTGACGAATACAATACTGGCGTTTCACCGACCAACCTGGGAGATGAATCCAAACATAACCCGGGAAGATTTGGCTGCTGAGTATACAAAGGACCCTGTTGAAGCGGAACGCGACTACGGGGCAAATCCACCTTTGACGAATAACCCGTTCATCCGAAATATAATGACTGTTCTGGAGTGCTCTAAGAACTATCGGAATGCCACAGAGATATCCTTTAGACAGCGCACGAATAAGAAGTCAAAGGATATAACGCGATTTGCTATCCCTGGAAAGATACGAAGAGCCAAGCGTCCTTCCATACTGGCTTTGGATGCAGGGTTTTCAAACAACGCTTTTGGTTGCTGCATAGCGCATATCGACAGGGATACCGGTCAGCCAGTTATTGATTTGCTTCTTGAAGTACAGCCTTTGCCTGGAGTTCCAGTTAACCACTCTCTTGTGTATGCCAAGCTCATCGTGCCCTTGATAGAGAGCCGGAACATACAGATGGTTTGTGCTGACAGGTGGCAATCTATAAAGCTGTTGCAGGATATCGCAGCAGCCCATGAGATAGATGCTCATCAGTACTCAGTATCGTATTCTGAAATGGGCATTGCCAAAGCCTATCTAGAAGACAAGGAAGTATCTTTACCGCGGCCTGAGTGGGAAAAAGATGAGATAATGGAGTATGACCACGCCAGTTATCCTAATTGCTTCTCTAAGGCCCCTGTCGCCCACTTTGTTCTTCAATGTATTACCGTTCAGGACTCTGGGTCTAAGGTGCTGAAAGGCGAAAATCTTAATGATGATATGTTCCGTGCATATTGCTTGGCTATGACTAGACTTCTGGCAGATGAGAATCAAGACCTGTTTAATGGTCCTGACGCAGTATCATCAGGGGGTGGCGCGCTGGGTTCAGTTACAACAAAGATGGGGAGTAGTAAAGGCGCAAGTGTAGGTTCTCAGTTAGCATCTGACGGTAAGGCAATGGGGACGATACGAAGGAGATGCTGATGCGTGTGACCCGATATAGAATACTTTCCAACTCCTTCAAGCCCCGAGTAGGGGATAATAAGTACATAGCTGGTATGCCCTGCATGGATCAACTGTTTAATGCTCGTTATGGAGTGGGTCAGACGCCATTCAATGAGAATATAGAGTATGAAGGTGTAACCTGCTATATGAAGCCCAAAGAGTTTCTGTTTCTGGCTAAAGTTAGAACTGAGTACCCTAACTCAAACTTCATGAAAAGATGTATTGAGGAGGGTACACCGATGGGTAATCCATTCTTAACCCTGCATTGGGTTATAGCGGATAAGTTTTGGCAGACAGGTGGGCATGAAGGCCGTACTCGTTGTAAAGCCATTCAGGATGTATTCGGGGATAACGTGCTTATTCCTGTGCATTTACTTTTACGGCCATCAAAGAACTCTCGTACTACCGATGAAATGCTATTTAGTAAGATTGAGTGCGAAGACATCTCGGATATATTCAAGACCTTCCCTAAGGAACGCTACGACAGAGACTCTAAGGGTCTTAACGTATCCAGACCAGAGGGAATGGCAAGGAGGACATAGTGAAAGTTATCAGAGCGTTGGCAAGTATTGAAACTAGAAATAAATGGGCGATAGGTGACACGCATGGATGTCCCAAGACACTTCTAAAGCTGTTATCCAAGATAAAGCTTAGGGCTATTGATAAACTGTACTTTCTTGGGGACTATATCAACAAGGGCCCTGATTCTAAAGGCGTTTTGGATATCCTGATAGCATTGCGGGACAGAGGCCAAGAAGTAGTATTCATTCGCGGGAACAATGACCAGAAACTTCTTGATGCTTGGACAATGCCTGTGCATCGGGTTGAGTTTGAGAAAAAGTATCCAGAGACTCTTCAAAGCTTTGGAGCTAGTGAAGTTAAGCAGATACCTCGAAAGTATATAAAGCTTCTGCGTGAGATGCCTTCAGTTGTTACTACAAAGAAGTATGTGCTTCATCATGGTGATCTGGATATAGTTAACGTGGATACTCATACTACTATATTGGAGGGTCACACTCCAACTAAGCAGAGTGTAATAAAGAGTCAAGCCCGAAAGAGGACAAAGGTAGTACTGGATGGAGGCATAACGCGGGATAAGAAGGGTATGGGTCAGCTCATAGCGTATAACTTCAGGACCCGTGATATAGTTAAGCAACAGAATATCGACTTTTAACAGGAGGGGGCCGTGACGTTATCTGATTACATTCTTAAGCTGAAGGGTAAAGGTCTATCTAAGCCAGAGGTACTAGTCAAGGCAAAGTCCAAGGTTAAGCTGGCAGGTAAGCGCTGGACAACCAGCGTTCAGGAAGTTTTTGACACCTCCTGGAAAAAGCGGGTGCCTATCGCTAAGGAAAAGCCTGAAAAGAAGCCGAAGGTAGCCATAAAGGAATCTCCGGTTAAAAAAGGGAAGTCACCTATCAAAGACATTCGGTCCGATAAGAAGCCGCGTACAACAAAGATCAAAGATGAGCGTACAGATTCTACCGGGGCTCCCAAGAAACCTGCGACGCCCCGAGAAGTTAGGGTCAATAAGTACATATCAAAGTATTCGGGTAACCTAGACCCAAAAAATCTACGCAGCCTTTTGCTGGATTCCAAGCTTAAGAAGCCGCTATTGTCTAACTATCCTGGGACTGACGGTACGGTGTACTCAGATCCAAATAAAGCACCAAAGTCAGGGGCCTTCATATGGAGAAGGGAAACGGATGACGCAGGGGAACCTATCATAGGGTTTCCGAATCTTGTTACCAACACCAAGCCCTCTAAGGCCCTGGACATAAAAGCAGTTAGGGCGGCTATTCTTAAGAAGGGTACGTTTTACCTTGTTGAAGACGAAAGAAAGAAAGCTCGTATCTTAAGGGTGTGCCGAACCAAGTGGATTCAACCTACTGATGCCACTAGATTAGCGGAAGGTTCTTTCCTTGATGGCCAGAATGTACTGCACTGGCAAGAGTATACCTCTAAGTTTACTGTAGCTCAGTGGAACAACATTTACAATGCCAGAAAAGATTTCGATGCTGATTTCAAAGCAATAAGAGAGCAGCGGGACAGAGAGCATGTCAACAGATAGGAAACATATTACGAAGGCGCTTACAACTGCCGCAGCCATGCACCTGTCTAAGCGGGGCTTTGGAGTATTCACTGAAATTGGCATTGCGGAGAGTACGTGGCATAAAAAGCGTATTGATGTATATGGTATAAATCTTAGAGGTAAAACCATAGCAATAGAAGTTAAATCTGGCCGAGCAGACTTCAAATCGGATCATAAATATGAGAGCTACTTACCCTATTCTCACCAGTTATATTTCTGTGTTCATGATACTGATTGGATTGTACCTTGCTACCCGGAGCTCAGAAGGCTTGGTATTGGCGTACTACTCCTATGCAACCGCACAGGATTTCTTAGGACGGTCTTAAACGCCAAGAAAAGAAAAATGAAGAAGTCATTCAAGTATAAAATGATATGCAGACTTGCCTGGCGCGCGGCTACATATTCAAAAAGAAATACTAGAAGAAGAAGAATCTACATACACAAGGAGATAGCCAATGCTACGAAATCGTCTGGATGAGATACCAAATCCACTCAAAACTCTAGAAGTTGCGCGCGGTGATGTTACCGTGGCCGGTGCGCTTACCTTGGAGACAGAAGGAATTTGTCCCAAGTGCAACAGTAACATGGAACATGCAAGACTAGGCAAGGCTAGTGGGCATCAGAAGGTTAATTACTGTGTCCCCTGTCGCGTAGCATACCCAGTACACAATTAGGGAATAATACCGGAATTTCGTAATTTTAGGTAGGCCCTAATTCGATAAAAGAGGTGGAGACAAAATGATTCGCTCTCGTAGACATATTCAGGACGAAAGGACGCTGCAAGGAACTGCATCCCGAGCAGTAGCAGCTAAGGCTGATTCTAAGAAAGTAACTGACCGGATGATTGAAACTTCGGCAGCTTTTGATGGAATGCAAAGCACATCCTTGAGAAACACCTCTGTAAGTAACAACATGTTGAATATAGACCTGTTCCCTCTGCTAAAGGGTATTGTTCCCGATGGCTACGAAAACTTCCCTTTGCTGAATAATCTATACCGAGATATATACTACTATGATAACGTGGCGGGAGCGGCAGCAGACTTGATGTCTACCTTACCCTTCTCAGATATTACACTGGGTGGTGTATCCAAAGATCAGAACCAGCTTCTGGGTAAATTTTATGAGTCTTTGGATAGGATAAACATATTCCGTCTTCTTCCAGAGATGAGTATCGACTACCTTGTTCTAGGGACTTTTATTGGTACCCTGGTTTTCAATAAACAGAAGGGAATATTCACCGACATAATCCCGCAAGACATTGACCACTGTAAGATAAGTCCGTTGCCATTCTATGGACAGGACCCAATCATTAACGTGACCGTAGCTCGAGAAACCCTTGATGTACTGAACAGTAAGTCAAAAAGAATTGAGCGAATAAAGAAACGTCTAGGAGAGGACATCATCAAGAAGTTGCAGGGTGGATCTTTTGAACTGGATAACCTCACAACCCTGTATGTTCCCCGGAAAGCACTTTCTAACCGAGAAGGCATATCCTACTACAAACGTATCCTACCGATATACCTTCTGGAGAAAAATCTGTTCAAGGGTACGCTTATTGAGAGTGCTAAGCGGCAGCGTGCCATCCTGCATATCACAGCGGGAAACGGCATGGACTGGGAACCTACTCTCATGGACTTGGAGTACTTAACCGAACTGTTTATGAATGCTGACGCTGATCCAATTGGGGCGATTGTTGCGACTCGGTCGGATATTAACGTGGCTGACATTAGGCAGGGTGGAGACTTCTGGAATATCACTAGTGTTTGGTCTGAGACAGTTCCTGCTAAGCTTAGAGCGTTAGGCATAAGCGAGTCATTCTTGTCTGGAGACGCTAACTATAACTCGGCTGAAGCAGCTCTTTCGGTATTCATTGAAGGTCTTCGCTCATATCGGGACATGCTTACTCGGAAGGTATTTTATGACAAATTATTCCCTTTGATTTCCGTGGTGAATGGGTATTATAAGAATGCAGATGATGCCCGAAAATGGAAAAAGAAGGGTATGGACCCAGAGGAAATTCTTTATGAACTGCAGGACAACTCATCTCTGGTTATACCACAGGTTCACTGGCACAAACAGTTAAAGCCCGAGGGCGATACAGATTATATTCAGATGCTAAACACCCTAACCGAAGCAGGTGTACCTGTAAGTCTGCGGACTATGGCTGCGGCAGGCGGGTTATCCCTTGATGCTCTAATCCAAGAGATGGACGATGACTTCAAGGTACGAAAGATGATATCTGAGCAAAAGAAACGCCTTGAAGGCGGGGGTGGCGCACCTGAAAGTGAAGACGACTCTGAGGAGGCATCTGATCTTCATGAGCTGTTCACTACCCTGGGTCACGTTAGCTCGGACAATCCCTACATCTCAGCCACGCATCGAAAGCTTCTGGAAAGTAAAGGTAAGGCATCAAAGGGTCTTCTGGGTAGAGAGTACGGAGTAGCTTCCGATATAATCGGTGAAACTAAATCAGGTAAGCCGAAGTATATATCTAACCAAAAAGGAGCTCATGCAAAGATGAACCGCTTGATTGCCAAAGCTGCAGAAAAATTACACAAGGATGAAGCTGCTCGTGCTAAGCACGAAAGTAAAAGATAATTCTGGAGGTTATAAGCCATGAAGCGCTCTATGCTGATGAAAAAGCGAAGACTGACACGTACAGGTAAGAAAAAGAAGCCATCCATTTTGATGCAGTATGCTAAAACCAAGGTGGGTAGGAAAAAGCTAAAAATAACACCAGCACCAAAGGTATTCTAACATATCAAACAGGTGGAGGCTGAGATGGAACTCTTTAAAGATGGAAAAATGGTGACGTATAGCTGTGCTTCTCGTGGGAGTGCGCCACTGGAACTGTATAAAGAAACTACTCGTAACGCCGCTCTGTCTTCTGACATGACAGGAGTAAATGGAGCACGACTTGATGCCGATTTCTGGCTACCTGCGGCTGCGGAGTGCTATAATCTGTCTAAGGATCTTCGTGATTACATAATGGTTCCAGTGCCTACAATTGTGTCCGATATGCCTAATACCAATGGTGTTGCCTTTCCCAAGGATGAATTACTTCGCTTCGACCCCGAAATGGGACAGCTGGCGTACAAGGGGTTCAAAGGTAAGCCAACATACAGCGAGCACGCTAATCAAGATATGACTCAGGCCAAAGGCGTAATTCTGGATGCTTTCGTTACCCCGCTGCGAGGCTGGGGTCAGGGCTTCGCTAAGGTAGTAGAACTACTGTCCTTTGACCGAAGTAAAGACCCTGTGCTGGCAAACCAGATACTCAGTGGGGAAAGAAATTGTTACTCAATGGGTGCCTACTTTGAAGGTTATACCTGTTCCAAGTGTGGAGCGGAACGTGGGCGTTGCCGGCACACCGGTCCAAAGGAAACGCTGTATCGGGATACTTCTGGTGAACTGGTATACAGACGTATCTACAAGATTGTTCCATTCGAGACAAGCTCAGTAGGCTCACCTGCGTTTATCTACGCTGTTTCGGACAGGGTAATGTCGATGGCTACTTAAGCAACTATTACCGTTTAGGCAGGAGCCACTATGTTTAAGGTTATAGCAACGGCCTTTGCCGGGAATGGTGGGGTAGTCGTCAATGATATTACACTTAATGCCGGGGAGTCCGTATACCTAGATATTCTCACAAATGACATTGAACAAGCCTGGACAAAAGGCTACATAGTTGTTGTTCCCTACTACAGAGAAGTTAAGGTTCACTTCTTGTACGCAGACGATGACTTTACTGTGGAACCCTACCCTGATCCTACACGCTGGCTTAAGTTACCTGAGTACGGACAAACAGGGTTCTACTCAGGTGCTTACTATACAGCAGGTGGATATCTACGAGTAGACCAGAACCATACTGATAACTGGCTTGAAAGCACATGGGTGCTATCAGGTGACTTTGAGTTCCAATATGAGGTTATGCCTGTTGATATGAATACAGGTTACCTCGGATTTAACCCAGATACTCCCAGCTATAGAGCTTCTAACCAGTTCAGGCTATGGACAGGTTATGAGCAGGTTGGTCTAATTGACAAGTGGGGAGTTAAGCATGAACTGAAGGGTCCCGCCACCACGATGAAAAAAATCATCAGGGAGGGGGACCTTTGTTCTGTTTATGGAAGAAATAGTATAACTGACCCTTGGGGTAGCGCAATTATAGCTGCACGAATGGATGAGCTTGACTGGTATTTAAGAATTCAACTTGGGTTCAGGGGTTTTATACTTAACTGGGTATCCGTATTAGCAGGTAACGTTCGGCTAGCTATTTGGTCAGAGGCTCCGCAGCGCAACCCAAAAGAATTATTCCCAGAGCTACTTGACCCTACAAATCAATTCAATATAAATAATACTACATTCTTACGGCTTACAGATACACCAGATACCTACGATGGCTACAACGGGAGTATACCAACCGTTGACACCGCAGGCAGGCAACTAATCTGGATGCCTAGGCCCTACATAACTGTTCCAACAAAAGCTGACAGGGATAGGATAACAACAAATCAACAAGTGCAGGGACTTAAAGTTTTTATAGTGGAAACTCAGATTACCTATGTCCTGATAACTCCATCTTTATTTCTATCTGATGCTTGTTGGATAGTTGATTCAGGCATGTATGATATAGTAGGGAGTATTCCTAGTTTTGTCCCAGGTAACACTGTGGTAAGCATATTTTTAGCAGGCAGGCCTCTGGTAATACCTTCTGGTTTCTTGGGTAGTCAGGCTCTTGCTGCGGTTGCACCTACTAGTAACCGTTTTGATATATCTATAGTAAAGTCAGGTATCATGATAGGTGCTATTCGTTTTGTAAAGGACAGCAGAGATGGGGCATTTATATCCTTGACTCAGCAGCCGATGTACTTTGCTCCTGGAGAAACTCTGATATTTACTACACAAAGTACAGAGGATGAATCTTTGCAAGGTGTAAGCTGGTACATTCTGGGGTCCTTAATATAGGAGGATACCAATATGCTGATATGCTGCCAGCCATATAATGACATGCTGCAGATGCTTGAGCTAATAAATGTTTGTGATATTGCCACTGTTGACGGTAAAATCTGGGCAGTATTCACAATAGGTTTAGACATTTATATAATCAAGACAACTGATGATGGGTCTTGGAGTACTCCGTATAAGGTAATCCAGGGCCAGCATCCTACTCTTTCATATGAGAATCCTCAGGCATACTTGTACTTCGAGAATGGTGCTAAGATACAGCGCTTAGAAATGCTACCAGGTGAGCTTGGACTTCCTGTTTCTCCACTGCAATTGTGGGATGCTATTGATCCACGCTTTAAGGGTGTTACGGTCTATATAGAGCCCAGCAGACTGATGTATAAGGGGCTACAGTATAGAAGTGTTACCGATGACTGGCCTGACTTTCAGCCAAAACCAGTTAATCCTGTTGCTGAGGGGTATCGTCTTTATTGGACAGCTGCCCCACAGTATAATGGGGTTAAAGTTTGGTATAAGGTTTATGAAGAGGACGTATTGATTGGCGAAACAACGAATACTTGGTTAGACTGGCGAGTTAAAGCCTATGCCAAGTACTCTTTTACTACGGTCTATACAATACTTGAGATAACAACTGAGAGCCGAAAAGAAGAAATCAATACTCCATTTCTGGTTTCAGTTGAGGACACTCTGGATGCGTTTTTAGCCGGTTACACTAATAGAAAGCTAGTTAGGTTAAGCAGTGAACCTATTCAGTTCTTTATTACTGATACAGCTAATTTTCTTGAGGCACATCCAAGATCAATCGTAAGTAAAGTTAGACCGGTAGCAAACTATGAGTGCATAATAGAAACAGTAGTTGAAAATATTAACGCGGTGGCTGTTGCAGGCTACTCCGCTAGACGGCTAACGATATACAGTATGGAAGCTAAAGTTATCGTATAAAGGGAGCATGACATGGATCCAAAAGTATTATTTAGTATGGCTGGTTTTTCTGCCAAGGGTATCGTCAGGGTGGTAGCGACGCGTGATGGTGAAACCATATTTGACCACACCCAGCCTAACCTCTGGCTAGATGAGGGAACCCGTAGATTGGGTAACTCAATGCGTAATGGTAATGCTATACCTTATGTATGCCTTAGCACAAATACTGTTTTACCAAAGTACACCGACACAGTTATACCTAACGTGGTTATAGCCAATGCGCTTTGGCCATCTCGTGAGGATTCATATAAGCGCTGGAAGTTTCAGACTACCTTTCTAGCCCCTGCGGTAGGTACCGTTAGAACGGTAAATACAATTGGTATAGCTACCAGCGGTTCTGGTACTTCCGCGTATTGTTACACTGTTCTTACCACTCCTTTAGTTCAAGATGACAAAACAACCCTAACCGTATTCTACTATATCTATGTAACCACTTCTCGTCAGAACTATGGCTATGGCACCACGGTTAACTGGATGCTTTATTGGCAGTTGTTCCGAGATGGTAGTAGGTATAGTTCATATCGTCTTTTTGATTCAATCCTCTCAAATGATATAATGCCAGATGAGTCTGCTAATACTACTCTAGAGTGGCAGTGGTATGGATCCACCGTAGGTAACGTTGGAGATCTGTCTTTCGACTGGACACATCTCAGATATGACACTGGAATTATTGGCCTTGGTAGCAAGGACAACCTAGGTAGCTGGGTTGGCTGGGGCTGGAAGTCTATTTCCTTTGACTACTTCGGACCGATTAAGTACTTCCCTTTTAGCACTCTTGGTAGGGTATGGGGTAAACGCTGGAGACTAACGGATGGAACCGCGACTAACCCCATTGACTTTTATGACCTGAATAATCCTACTGTAGGGTACATGAAAGCATTTCAAGTTAGGGCTAAGAATTATCCCTTTACCCCTTTGGATATGAACAGGGCCAAGTTCTCACTATATATTGACGCAGGTGAAAACCTCTATGACATAGCTGGGATGAGCACCGCTTTGTACTGGGTTCAGAAAGAGGACTGGATTTTAAGACCCGCTCATCATTACTATGATACCGATTGGTCAAACGTTGTCCATGCAGAGACTTTGTTTGGAAAATTCGGATCTAGAGACTGGGTAGTTTTTTCCACTCGATATAACTGGGATGAAAGACTATTCACTTGTCTTGAAAACCTAGATACAGGTGGTGGTAACATTGCCCTTCCAGGGTCAAGAAAAGCCTTGTATATTGTGTATGATACCGTAGTTGATTATTTCGACAGGTTCTTTGCCATTGATGCTAGAAATAATCAAAGAGACATCTACAGTTATGTTTCAGGTGATGGTACCGTTGCCACTCTAGTTGAGACTAAGGTTGCTACTGCACCTTATGTAGCGCATCACGCTATCATACTTGACAATAAGACAATGCTCATCTGGCATAGAAATGAGTGCTTGGTTTCAATTCTTGACCTAGTTTCCTATATATTTACGCCAAGCTGGATACATTCCCCTGACTTATGGCTTTTCTCTTCAGGTGTAGTAGAGCGGTCTGATGGTCTCTGCAAGTATTATAGCTGGGGAAATTATTTGGCTGATACTGACGAAATTGTTCTGTGTCAAGATAGCTCCATGATAATTATGGAGCGCATTGGCATTCAAGACCGAAGTCAGTTCAACGGTATTGCCAACTTCAACGCCTATACAGTAAATAACTGGTCTTTGATACAGCATCGGTGTGGATTCTTTCGTATGGCTGATAGTAGTCTATATATTCAGCCTAACGGTGGAAATATAGGAGGAACTGTCTTTCACCCTACCTTCTTGGCGCAGCGTCTTCGCTCAGGCCCCTTTGAAGTTACAATGGCCTTAAAGTACGATGCCCGGCACCTAAACCAGCGTATTGGCTTAGTAGCGATACCTACGCCCACCAATAATAACTACACGCATAAATCCGTGCTTATGAACAGGGTAGGCACCCAGATGGTGGCAGAGGCATTGTCTACCGTATCTGGAGTATCAACTACCGATGCTACAGCGGTAGTTAAGAGCGGCCTTGTTAATACCTCGAATTTAGCCATCACAGCTAATGGTGCCTATAACTCAGGTAATCTGTCTGGTCCTGCAAACGCCTGGACGTCTAATAACGACTACTGGCAGGTTAACAGCACAGGTGGGTATACACAGTGGAAATTTAACGCTCCTACGGTAATAAACAAGTACGCTTTGGTTAACCCTACTGATAGGTCAGGTAGCTATCAGCTGTATTCCTGGACCTTGTCAGGTAGTATGGATGGAACAACCTGGGTAACCCTGGATTCTGTTGCTTCGCAAGAGTGGGAGCCTACTACAGCAGGATTCACGAATTACAGATATTTCAACAACGTGGACGCATATTCTTACTATCGTCTATCTGCGTATGACTCTTTCTATCATAATCCTGGGAGTTATCCTGGATGCTTATCAAGTATAGAGCTTCACTATGAGGACCCTTCGGTCAGGACTTCTAACACGCTCCAAGTTATACATCTCAAGCTTACCCGAGATTCGGCGAACGTGGTACAAGCTTTTTACAGTCTGGATGAGTTATATGTTCCTGATGGTGATTGTACTTGGACAAATATTGGTACCAGCACTCAGACTATAGCGGGTGACCTATATGTGGGAATTGCTGCTTTCTTGAAAGATCAATCTCACGAAAAAGGATACGAGTTCAAAGTATTAGACTATCGGGTAAACATTGGTGAGGTAGACAAACGAGTAAACTACATAAATCTTACCACCAAGGTAGTAAATGACTGCAGGCGTGTTAGCCGAGCAGGTTCAGTTATACGGACAATAGACAACTATCTACACGTTATTGGTCAGACCAAGATGGTTACAATTGACCCTGCCGACTTTACCATTCTCAGTCAACGGCCACATGTAAACAATACTTCAACTCGGTGTGGGTACTTTCATGATAACCCTGACCAAACCTTTACCTCAGCTTTCCTATTCGACAACAGCACAACCACCGCATATGATGAGTATCAGGGAAGTAATAATGATAGCATAAAAGTGGATAGAATATATGTGTATGAGCCTACCCTGGTTACATGGGCTTGTCAGCAGTACCCACTGCCTTTATCTTCATACAATGAGGGTGCTCGGATGGCTACAGGGGTAATCAATAAGAAGCATATCATCGCTTTTGGTCATGGCACGTGGTGGTCCGGTAATAGTTACAACGATTGGAAGGGGTACCCTAACAGTCACCACGAGATGGACTACTCTAGATACTCTTGGGATACCGTTTACGAAAAGTGGGTTAGAGTAGACTGGACTTCCAACATGCTTACAATGCGTGGCCGACCTGTTCATGCTGATTGGCAGGATATGTTTGATGAGATCCAGATACGCTGTCAGCCCAACCCACTGAATGAAAATCTAACGTTTGCCAATACCGACCGGTATGAGTTTGGCGCGGTTAAGAATGGTTTCATAAAAGACAACCAGCAATACCTAACAGGGGTTAGACTTGTCAGTTACTTTGCGGATGCCCGTCAGATGTTTGAAACCTATGATCTTGTGACGCAGTCAACACAGAACGTAGAACCTGGGGATGAGTACTTTACTGACAGTACAGGTCAAGTGCCGAATACCTCAAGATGGACAACTTCAGGTACTGCCCCACTGCTAACTGCCGGAGCTCTCCAGTTTACTGCAGGGCAGACCGCGTCTTGTACTAGTGTGTATAGCTTGGAAGGTGACTTCGATATTCAGATAGACGTTCCTAGCATTTCTAATGATGGAACCACTAACTGGTCTGGTCTAAGGGTTGTAGACGTCAAGACGGGATATGCTATTGGGGTATTTCTACAGAATCATCGGTTTACCTTTTATCAGTGGTTAGCTTCTGGATCTCAGGTAGGTACTCAGGTAGTTACTGCGGATACAACAACCAAGTTCAGACTAGCTAGGTCATCCAATATATTCACAGGTTACTACTGGAATAGCACCAGTTCAGCTTGGGTATCATTTAGTATAACTACGATGCAAGTATGGAATGACATGAGGGTAAATATATATTGTTCTACTCCATCTACTGCTACACGGTTTAATAATTTCAAGATAAACTCAGGAACAGTAAGTTGGATACCCTATACCACTATAGAAGCTAGAGCATTACACATGGACAAGTGGCTTCGTGCTGATTTTGGTGGTGACTCTGAATTTTATTTCTTAGATAAGTCAACAGGGTATCACGCATACTTAACCGACTATCTGTTGAATCAGAACATATCAGCTGTTATAGACTCCGGATCAATTATAACTGACTCTACAGAGGTAGCAAAAGGGTATAATTTCTACCTAGGCAATTACCTTAAGTGGAATGGTGAGACACGAAAGATAATTGCTTACGATAGCACTCTTAAGCTATTCACCTGCGACCCATTCTCGTCTACACCCAGTGTCGGGGATAAGTTTTCGATACTGTCCCCTGCGTCAGCTGTTAGCATCACGGATATATACTCTAATACTTTACAGACGAATGTGGTTATATTTGATGAACTCCTTGGTCGTATCTATTTCAGTAGAAGTGACGCGAACAAAGATTTTTACATGGCGTATGTTTATTTACTAAGGTCATGGTGATTTTATGTTCCAGAGACGTATCTCAGGGCCAGGTGGTCTGGCGGTAGACTGTAGAGACTATGGCACTAGCGACAACCGAAAGATTTGGGTACTAAAAAACCTAGATTACTTCTCATTGCGCTCAAAGGTACAGAAGTATGAACCTGTTACGGCACAAGACGCACTTGACACTAGTGCTGGTCTAGACTACTATATGGGTCAAGGCTTATATGGAGGCATGGTTTGGGCGAAGCTAAGCCCAAAAGTCTGGACGGTTATATATTCCTTAAATACTAAGTTTTACCTGATGAAGGTGGATATGAGTAGTGAGGAGCCGCTTGAGAAGAGGCAATTGCCTGATATGTTTGGTTCATGCCCTAACATATTTGTGAATGGTAACATATACATGCTGGCGTATACCCATGTCTCTCACAATTATGCGTATCTAACCAAGACAATAGACTGGGTAAATTTTTCTACACCTAGGCCAGCAGGATTGTATAAGGCATTGTACTGGGATACCTTTACTCTGATAAACAATCCGATTATTACGCTTAGGCGATTTTACCAGATAAATGCGCTTGTTTATAAACTGGGTGCAGATCCCATACACTTTGATCCTTAGGAGAAAACATGTACTGCTTAAAATTTGACTTGACTACCGGTGAGATACAGGGCAGGGTTACTTCGGCACTTTCTAAGGCGTCCGACTTAATAGATGTTACAATGACCGAGTATTATGACTGGATTAGTAACCCAGATAGCTATTGGGTTAACCCTACTAACAAGAAGTTTGGTCTGAAAGAAAAAACGGAAAGTTTATAATTTTAGGTATAGTCAATTATGATGCCCTCTGGCTTCGGAGTCTAGCATGCGTATAATCTCGGTAGTTATAGCGTATAACACCCCTACTCCAATGGTTCCTCGTCCCGCGTTTAATAACACACCGTCCAATGGAGATCTCCCGTCTAACGATAACGCTAAGTATGACGTTAAAGATTTTCCTACAACAAAAAAAGGTAACCTCAGAAATAAAAATCGTATTCGGCCTTTGGGCAGAGTAGACGATGATATGGATGTAGAACTGCCTGTTGAGACCCGTGACGTTGCTAGACAGATTAAAGTAAAGCTATTTTGTGGGGCATTGCATGAAGATGAAATACGAGACATGCCTAGGGATCTGATAGTTGAGCTTGAAGCAAAGAAGAAAATGAAGCCAAAGGAAGATGACGTTCTCCCTGAGTATGAAGCTAAGACCCCCAGTATGCTATTTCCACCTTACCGAGGGGAAATATAGGAGGAATCCAGATGCGTGTAGCAAGGTGTACGTATACTCATAAAGAGGTTGCTCTTAGCATTCAAGTCAAGCAGCTACTTCTTAACAATGCAAAGAAATTCATTATCCTGGCCCTTGCTAAAGCTCTCCCTAAGATATGGGAGTACATGGTCAAGAAGTTTCCCACTAAGGAAATAAAGTATAAGGCCATGGTTGAAATAGCTGAAAATACCTTAAGTAGAGTAGACCTTAAGGATGTAGCTGAAACCCTTGCCACTAGCATTAGGAAGTTCGGGGTAAAGCTTGGGATTATCTACGGATTTTGGGAGATATTCGAGAAGGATTTTCTTCCAGACATCTTAGCGCGTTATGGGCTGCCACCCTTCAAGCTCACAGAAAAAGAGATTCCGTGGGGCGAGTCATTTATCTTCCCGATAGCCCTCAAAGTTCTAAAAATAACAGGATGACGAGGCGCTTATGAAGCTGTACGACAAAATACTCCAGCTTAAAAGACAGGGGTATACTCGGGCCAAAGTTTTAGAATGGGCCAAAGACCTCTATGATCGAAGGGGTAAGCCTTGGTCCAACGTTGCCCAGAAGACATTCACAGAAGCATGGGCAACCCCAATACTCAGCTACGAGATATCTGATGTACTACCTGAAGTAGATCTACCGAAAGACCTAAAAAAGCTTACGGATTTTCAACGGAACCAAATAATAAACTACTTGGAACATCGGGATAAAGTGGATGTAGCCAGGAGATACAGACAGTCAGGCGTACTGATAAATCTGGCTGCCGCAAAAGGTAATAAGAAGCTACTTGAGCAGGGAAAGATCCTGTCAAACCTCATATACGAAGTAATACTATCACAGAAGAAATAGGGGTGCATGATGAAGAAAGCAATACTGCAAGGTTTATACGGAGATGCAGAGTTTTCCTCTGCAGAGGTATTCGTTACTGCTCCTACAAGCATGGGTGATATCCCAGAGCAGGATGGAGCGCTAAGCTTAAGACCGATTTCACTGGACGAGCTACGGGAGGCTTCTGAAAGGCTGGAAGTAATTGAGACACCTGCGGCTGTAGTCCCCGAGGAACTCATAACTGATAACGTGCCCTACCCTGAACCTGCTCCAGTTTGTGAGACTTGTCCTGAACCTGCTCCTGTATGTGAGCCAGCTCCTGAGTGCACTGCTCCAGTTTGTGAGACCGAGCCAGCACCTCCGGAACCTGTTTTGGATAATCCATTCTTAAATCCCCCTGAAGGAATGGGAAAAGGATACAACCCGTGTGGGTGTACTGTGGATATCACGCCCACGAATGTTGAGCTGCTCAATCTTCTCAATCTCCAGGTTGGCCTCGAAATAGCATCTGCTAACTTATACTGGGTGCTTAGCGGAGTAGCAAACAATCGAGGGCTATTTGGAACCGAGAAGTTTTTCAAGGATAAGTACTCGGAGGAGATAAAGCACGCAGATGGGATGTTCAAGTTTCTGCTCGATAAACAATGGATGGTCTTCATACCTGAGCAACCAGCCATCGTTACCGCTCCATGTAGTCTCGAAGAGTTTTTCATGGCTGCATTACAGCACGAGAAGATGATTACTCGTAAGATAAGCGACCTTTATTTCCTGGCTAGGGAAACTGACGCTGCCACCTGCATATTCCTGGAGTGGTACGTCCGTGAGCAGGTTGAAGAAGAAGCTGGAGTAAAATCCATCCTTGACCGAATACGTCTGGCTTCTGGTAATTCCGCGGCACTGTTGCAGATTGATTTTGAGCTTAAATAACATACAAGGAGCCAGTTATGCGTAAGACGCAAGTTGTAGAAGAGACCGCAGGAGGAGACACCGGTATTTATCTTACATCTCTACCTACCTTTGGTAGCACAGATGACCTCTGTAATGGGTTAATCGGTTTAGTAACCGAAGTAATATCTGAGGTCGAGGAAGAAGTTCTTGGGGCACTCGGTAAGGTATACTCAATTAAGCAGGTAACAACAATAACCGCGGCTTTCTCTAAACTCAGCGATAGCGTAAGCAAGGAAGTAAGAGCAGACTGCTTACAACTTGTCGATGAAATAGAGCAGGATATCGCGGGTATACGCCTATAAAGGGGGATGAGATGCGTAAAGTTAATGCTGTGGTAATTGCAGATGACACTGAAGACACAGTTGTAGACGAGTCTGAGGTCATTGAAACAGACGATGCTGAGGATACTATTACAGAGGTAAAGCCAGAAAAGCCTTTGTTTACCTTGACAGTATTTCCAGAGATAGACGCTTCCGTCATAACCGCGAGAATACTGGATGCTGGTAAAACCTTACTCAATGCTTCTTTCGATAGGTATCTTGCCAGCGTATCTAGTCAGATAAACCCTAAGGCTCTTGTCCGGGTAACAAACAAGATTAATCGGATACGTGCCACCCGGTTAAAAAACCTAGCATTACTGCTAGAAGGGTACGCAATAGATATATCTGCTCTGGAACCAAATGTTACTAAAGTGTAATATTGCTAGGTAGCATGAGTATACTTGGATATAGGCCGTCTAGTCCCGCACTAGACGGCCTACACTTATCTGTAGATATTTTACTTGGTGATTATAATTAAGTGTAATTGTTTTATAAGGTTACCGTCGCAGCAAACCTATTTGTAGATTCACCGAGCTACATCAATCCAAACCGTTGTGAAAGGAGAGTACCGTATGAAACAGAAGACCGCGCTTAAATTCAGAGGTGTATCTGCGGTCGGCGGAACACTGAATGAGGCGGCTGTATCGTTTGCTCAGGTCATCATGGGCAAGTCGCGGCAGCTCATCGTTAGCTCTGACAATGGGGTTTATGCAGTTAACCCCTTGGCAGACGTGCAGTTCTTTGACCCCAAGCTGGGCGTCGAGCATGCAAGGGTCCTCAAGAAGGAACTCGGGCTGGTTCTCGCTTCTGATGGGGAAGGCGGAGAAGGCATCCGTGCCTATACCGCAGAGTGCAGTGAGTGCGCCGAAGTCGTACTGACGGAAAAGAAGCTGGAAAATTGTCTGCTTTGTGGCTCGGGTATTGAAGCCGCGTCCTACGAGCAGATAGAGTTGCAGATGCCCTCCTCCGAGGAACTTCAGCTGGCGCAAGCTTCCAACTCTGGGGATCTGGTTGTAACCGAATCTTCGGACGAGGACGAGGACGAAGACGTCGAAGCAGAGGAAGATGACTCTGACGAAGACGAAGACGCCGGGGATGCCGACGAAGACGACAGCGATGAAGACGAAGCCGCTGACGAAGACGAGGGTGATGAAGAGGTAGTAACCGAAGATGACGAAGACGCGGATGATGAAGACGCGGACGCGGACGTTGACGGGGATACCGAGGACGAAGTCGACGAAGACGACGCCGAAGACGTTGACTCTGAAGAAGCAGGCGATGATGATGCAGACATCGAGCTTCCGGACGAGGATGAGGACGACGCCGAAGAAGCTTCGGATGACGAGGAAGTAATTGAGGACGACGCCGATGAAGATCTCGGTGACGAGGACGACGCCGATGAGGACGCAGGGGACGACGAAGAAGTAGTTGAAGAAGCTTCGGCGGATGATGCTTACTACATCAATGACGAAGGTTCCGTGGACATCGACATGGTGAATGATACCCTGGCGGAAGATGGCGACGTTACCTCCGTGGAATACTCCTGCTCGTCAACAGGTGCAAAACGTTGGATCGCGGCCGTCGGCATTCAGCCGGTAGCTTATATCACCGAAGCCTCTGCTGGAAACAACAAGGCCATTTTCCACACCGAGGCGTTTGCCAAAGTAGCCAATGCTGTTCTTGCCAGTGACGGCGTCAAAGGGCTGCTCGGCATTGGATTCACTCCCTTTGTTATCCAGGCACCCATTCGCAGTCTCATCGCCAGCCAGGTGGAAGCTGAAACCGCTTCCGTAAAAGCTGACTACCGGAAACAGTCTGAAGCTCTTGCCAAGGATTTCTCTTCGGCAATGTGTCTAGCCGCTGCCGGCATCAACCGCGGATTTTTCGCGGACGTGGTAAATCCGCTCAAGGTGAAGATGTGGCAGGAGCTCAGTGCTCTTGGTATTCCTTCCCCGGAACGCATCATGGACCGCTGTTTCAAGGAAACCGCTGAAGCTTTCTGTCAGACCCTGGTCGACAAAGCGTCTGAACTTCACGCGAAACCCCGAGCGGTTCGTATCGAACTCTCGCAAGCAATCGCCGGAACCAACTATATGGACGTAGTTGAGTCCGAAGATGAAGAACCCGAAAGTGTGTCTGAAGCGCTGGCCAGTCAGATGGAAACAACGGCAGTGCCTTTCAGCTCTTTCTCGCGCGGAAATCATCCTCTTCATGAGGAAACAGCCTCGGCCAGCTCGTTCGATACCGATCTGGGCGCAGTGATGAAATCGCTATAACACCCTGAAGTACATCACACAAAAGGAGAAGCACGATGATTAAACAGCAGAGTACTCGGATCCGGAACTCCCTTCACCGGGATGTAGCACTGGGCTACGACATCAAGAACGAGGGCGTCGCCCTGGTTTATGTCCTCGAAAACGGCGTTGGCAAAGTTAAGCCTGCTGGTGGGATTTCCGGCGAAAAGTTCGCAGGTATCAGTCTGTCCCAGACCCAGGTTCCCGACAGCATCGCTCGCATCGACTCGTTTACCCTTGCTGGCGATGCCAGCGTAACCCTCAACCGTGGCAATGTCATCTCCGGCCAGATTCTGGTTCTTCTTGACGGCACGAAGCTTACGGCCACCACCGGTTCCGTTGACGCAGGCAAATACAAAATTACCCTGCTCACCGGCGTCATCGAACTGAATACCTCTGATACCGGTTCACCCAGCAACACCAAAACCCTGTCTGTGCAGTACCGTTACACTCCGACCGTAACCGAAGCAATCCAGATCCAGGGCAACGGCCCGGTGGGCGGCGTTACCGGTGCATCTTCTCTTGGCGTGGTCGGCGTTATCGTTGACGGCGACGTGGCAACTGACCAGTACGACTCCAGTGACAACTGGGCAGCTGGCGGGCCCATCTACCTGGGCGGCAGCGGCATGTTCACCCTCAAATCCGGCGGGACCGAACTGAAGAACGCCAACATCCTGTCCATCCCGGCGCTCGGGTCGGCATTCCTCACCATCGGCTTCGGGCCGTACAGCGGTTAATCTGAACTGAACTGCCAAGCTTAATTCAACGTTACGCCAAAATAACCAAAGGAGAATGGACGCATGAAAACTCAGAAAAAGAACCCTTATGCTGGTGTTACGTTTACACTCGCATCGGGCGCTGAAATTCAGGACCTCAAGCTGGGTGATTCCCGCGAAGCCGCTATTGCCAGTGACGGGACCCTCAACGCAACTTCCGACAAGGACATGCTCGGCCAGATCGCCAAGCTGGTAACTGCCAGTAGCCGTGGTGAAATCGTCCGCAAGACCAGCGACACCAACCGTCGTATGCACCGTGAAGTACTCGCCGCTGCTTTCAACGACCGCACCGGCACCAAGTGGCAGAAACTCGGCATGGCTCTCGCTGCCAAGATCGAAGAATCCGGCCAGCGTGAGGGTTTCATGCGGAACCTCCTGATTGAAGAGCAGCTCAATCAGGGCGAAGTAGCTCGCTGCAGAATGCGGGTTAACAACGTTGTTGCCGTAATGGCAACCAGCGCCGCCATGGTTCTCCCCCAGCTCGTCCGTGAGCGCATGATGTACCCGCCGGAATTCTACGTCGATGCCAACATCGAAGTTGAAAACCGAGATATCGACCAGATCTCTTCGGACATCCTGGACGAGAAGTACACCGAAGGCCTCCAGGCCATCATGACCACCGAAGATCGTCTCTGGAAACGTGCTGCGGACGCCACCGTAGGCTCCTCGAACTTCATCAAATACATCGCCGGCGCCCTGACCCCGACAACCCTTACCTCGCTTCGGAACGAAGTTGCAAAATGGAAAATTCCGGCAACGACCTGTCTGCTCTCCTACGACTACTGGAATGACATTGTTGGCAACAGCGAGTTCATGTCCATGCTTGATCCGGTCACCAAGTTCGACCTCGTGCTGAACGGCGAGCTCGGAACCCTCCTCGGCATGCGGCTCGTCACCGACGGCTACCGCGCTCCGGAACTCCAGGTTCTCGGAACGGGTGAAATCTACATCGTCGGCGCCCAGCAGAATCATGGTCAGTTCACCACCCGTGGTGGCGTTGAGTCCACCCCGATTGACGGCGCCCTCCAGGGCCGTAACACCCGCGGCTGGTTCATGAGCGAGAGCCTCTCCCTCGTCATCGCCAATGCCCGGTCCGTAGCGAAAGGCCAGAAAATTTAAGCCTGTGCTACAACGTGGATGAATCGGTTTTGCTCCAAAAAGGGTGAGTGACGTCATATCACTCACCCTTTCTCACTATCAATTTGCCGTGTGCTGGAGGAGTGTATGAAAGGACGTATGGTTGCAGAAGATATGCTGTTACTAGCCCTGAAGGCATATCGTCACGGTGAGGTCTCAGCTAGTGCACGCTTATTTGTTGCTGCTGCGTCCGCATCTGACTCTCGTTCCTTTGAATCACACCTAGCTAGTTTAGCTGAGTGTGCCGAAGATGAAATATGCCAGGTTGAACTTTCCGAAGATGAGGAGGCAGCGTCAGCATTCAGTCTTGCGCTATCACTGGCTGAAGAGACGAAAGATGATAGAGACGCGCTTATGGCGGCTATCAAGTTCGTCAAAGAACAAGCTTCGGATGTAGATGACGATGAAACCATTGATATATCGGATGAAGATGAACCTGAGGAGGAAGTAGTAAATGATTCTGATGAGGATGTACCTGAATTTGACTCAATAGTCGAAACGGATGAAGTTGAACTCAGCTCAGATGTCATGGGCATAATCCGAAGTAGACTTAAGGTCATGAAAGCCCGTTCTGCAGACTGGGAAGTTCGTAGAGAGATACCCATTCTGGTTTCAATATTTCCAAATCTTTTTTCAGGTGATGCTGCGTCTCTTCCGACTGAGTTTGATGAACCCGGAGTACGGTCCGTTATCAACTCAATGCTAAACAAGCTCAAGTCCTTATCTGCTCAGCAGATAGTGGCGCTTGCCAAGGCTACCAAAAAATTCGAGGTCTAGCCAATGCTAAAAGTTATAGGATTCCGACTTAAGTATATGGCTTTGCAAGCCTCAGATAAACTTTACACAGAAGGTGAGATGACGGGGGCGGCTAAAGTTCTAGTTGTATTGGACAACCCCTCAAGTGGATTACACGTTCCCAAACACCCAAGGGGTGTAAATGCTTTGTGGCATACATTCTTGAATAAGCAGAAGGGAGACGCTACGTACACTAAGCAGATGCACAAGTACAAGAACCTTCTAAGGAATGGGGACGCAGACCTTTTGGAAAGAGTACGGAAGACGCTACCCTGGATGGGGGAATAACCGCTATGAACGCTGACTGCACCTTTGTCTTTGACTCTACCCTTACCAAGTATAGTCATGCAAACTTGAAAGCTCTTCAGGATACAACCTACTTGGAGTTGGCTTTTCATGGGGTACGCGCTGCATTTAATCGACTCCTGGATACAAAGTCTGTTATCGACATTGTTTTTACTGAGCGCGTGAAGGAGCTACTACAAAAACGTTCTGGTAATAACCCTAAGTACCCCTATGCCTACCTGGTTGTATCGGACATAGATATAGACCGAGCTCAGGGAAATAATACGGCAATAGCACATTCTGGTATATACGACAGAGGTAGTCGGATACGAAATTCGCCAGTAACTGTAGCCTACGTATTTCCGGGCACGGTGCAATTCACGCTTCATGTTATGGACAATGATGCTCGAAGGTTGTTCTTGATAAGCCAAAGTATACTATTGGCGGATATGGGCAGGGCGTTAAACTTTGTTTTGCGGGCATTCGGTACCGAGTATGAAGTGATAGTAAAGAAGTCAGGTTCTATTAGTACACCTGATCCAATGCTTGACACCAGCAATGATACGGATCCAGAAGCAGGGCATTTGTCTGTGTCCTTTGAGATGCACTGTAAACTAGGATTTGCCACGCTGGCGAAATCAGTTGATACCATCAATGTCACTACCAATATACGCATTAGGGACGAAAAAGGTCAAGAGGTAGTTGTCTCTGCTGCTGAGATTGGAGTTACCGAGGAACAAGCAAATGGGCGATAAGGCAATAACCACAATTTTTTCCTTGCTATTCACGGAGTTGGATTCGCGCCGAAATTTACTTGAGGCCAGAGTTGGGGCCAGAGTAACTGGATCTAATTTCAGGGTAGCCAACCACACGGTTACCGATGCGGGAGTAGAGTTGGTTGCAAAAGGGTTCATTTGTATAGTTCCAGCGAGCACAGTTATCCTTCGCATGACCAAAGCGGGGGTTTCAATAGATATCGACTGCAGTGAGCTGTTCTTGCTATATGGTGAGCCTGGAACGATAACTGTATTCCCCAAGCTGCCAGGCACTACTCCTGGCATTAGTGCATATTTTAGCACAGATACATAATTTATACACGAAGGAGGAGCTCATGGTTACTGTACGGGTATACAACATCAGTTCCATCGGCAAGGAAGTAAAGGTACGTAGCTCGGATGGCGGTATACAAGCGGTAAGTATACCATCAGGGCAATCAGACCTGATTGAGCAGGCTACTCTAGTTAATACCGAAGAGGAACTCCGCTTTGAAGGTTTGGTGTACCAAGATCCTGCTAACGGTAGTGTTTCCAAGGCAGTTCCAGAAGTAGTAGCCACAGACTCTGTGGCTGAGGAACAGTTAGTAGCAGAGTTTGTAGCTGAGGAAGCATCTGAGGTGGAACCCAGCTTTGAAGGGTCATTTGTAGAAGAACCCAGTGTAGAAGAACCTGTCGGAGATACATCTGAAGACTCGGCCGATGTATCAGCCGCGGACGACAGACCTCAGAAATATCTCAAACGTAATCGGTAACAAAAAACCAGGAAAAGGAGATCTCTTAGTATGAAAGCTAATATTCATGCAAGCGCTGGCGTCTACATTGCTGAAGAAGATCGCACTGGGGAAAAGGCTGGAACTACAGCACCCGATACCTCAGTTGGATCCATCTGTATCTTTGCCAAGCAGGGGCCTGTAGATCAGGTTGTGCCTATTACAGGCACCCAGCAGATGCTGGATACGTTCGGTACGCCTGACGTAAACGTTGCCGCCGCAGGGTCGCATTACGGAATTTACTGCGCCCTTGAAGCCCTCACCGAGATGCGCACACTTCTCGTAACCCGTGTTCACAAGGATGCCCGCTTTGGCGGACTTTCAGTGAAACTTAACTCGCTGCCCCAGCTTGGGCCGCAAGGTCCTCAAGGACAGCAGGGCGCTCAGGGCACTACCGTTGTCACGGTTGGCCTCGAATCCTGGACAACTGGAAAGTTTGTTGACCCCTACAACCCCAGCACTTTCTTCGCTAAACCTCTCGATACCGACATTGATGCCACGCTCAGCGCTACAACCCACAATATCGACCTGTTCTGGGTGTTCGGCGTTGACCCGCGTACCAGTACCTCTGACTATCGTGTTATCATCAGCGACGTCAAGGGAAAAACTGATGCGGCGAATCCCAACACCTTCCGTCTGAGTGTGGTGGGTGCTGCTGACGTAGCAACCAGTCCGAAAGTTCTGGAGACCTTCGTTGTCAGCCTCAAGCAGCAGTTGAGCGGTATGGGTGCCCAGCAGTTCATCGAAGACGTTGTCAACAGTAAGTCCAAGTACATACGAGTTCGTGCCAATGCTGCGGCCTCGGAATACTTGCTTCCCGCTCCGACAGGTACGCCCGCAGTCTACTCCAAGGACGCTACCGACACGCATCTTGCCATCCTTAAAGGCGGAGACTCTGGCTTGGGTTTCACCTCTAGTGAAATGGCGGATATCCTCAACGGTGTGGATGAGTTCCCTACGGATGTGTTTGCTACTCCCACCAAGAAAATCAGTGGTTGGCAGTTGTACCGGAGTAAGGAGCGTGTAGTAACAAGCATCCTCATCAACGGCGGCTACACCATCCCGGCAGTTCAGAAAGAGATGATGAACGTGGCTCGGGACCGTCAGGATGCTTTTGCCATTCTGGATATCTCCAGTGCAGCTCAGGGTGACCGCTACGACCTTACCACCAAGCCCATCGAGTATCGTACGGATGCAGCGTATCTCGGTAATGCTGATTCTACGTATGGGGCTCTGTATACCCCATGGTACGTGGTCAAGGACACCTTCAATAATACGGTCATCCAGATTCCACCTTCTGGGCATCTCGGGGCCATCTTCGCACGAACCGACCGAACCACCGCAGCCTGGTTTGCTCCGGCAGGTATCAAGCGTGCGTACCTCAACATTCTGGATGTAGGCGCTACCTATGACCAAGCAGCTCGGGATCTTCTGGTTGAGAGTCAGATCAATCCGACCCGGGTAATCCCGAATCTGGGGATATTTGTTTGGGGTGACGTTACCCTTCAGCTCCGTGAAACCGTTCTTTCAACCATTAGCATCCGGCGCCTCATGCTATTCCTGGCTTTCTACACTGAGATCACCATCCTGCATACGGTGTTCGATCCGTTGTCAGACGCTCTCAAGCAGGAAGTTCTCGGCCGGCTGGTTGCGCTGCTTGACCCCATCAAACTGGGAGAGGGACTCATCAGCTACGATATTATCTGCGACAAGTCGAACAACACGCAGGACGATGCCGATGCAGGTAACCTCAACATCGACATTTACCTGAACCCCAGAATGCCGCTCAAGCGCGCTTACGTCAGGTTCATCCTTACCAGAACTGGTGTCACAATCGCCGTCGTGAAGTAAAGAACGACCATATCACATAAAGGAGAAAGAGATGGCAAGGATAACCATTGACGAAACTCTAGTAATCGACAGTCCTCTTATGTCCGATAACTGGGAGTTGATTCTCACAGGCATCCCTACCGGTTTCGGTAACCGGGTTGCACGAGAAGCACTCCGGATCCGCTGCAAGACCATCAGCATGCCTGGCCTTACCAATGAGCCGCAGGAATTGCCGCTTCACGGGTACAAGCTGAACTTCGCCGGACGGACAACGTTCCCAGGAACACTGGGCATTACCTACAACGAAAGCAATGCTCTCGAAATCTACTCATCCATGCTTGGCTGGGTGCAAGCGGCCCGAGACTACCGGACGCAGCTCAGTGGCGGAAAAAATCAGCTCCCCGGCGGTTATCTGGCAATGAGTGCCCTGCTGAATGTGTATAATGAGATTGACGGAGCAACACCTGTCAAGATCATCACGTTCAAGAACTTCTGGTGTACGGACGTATCCGATACCGCGTTGGATAACTCCAGTGCGGCTTTCGTGGACGTAAGCGCAAACTTCAGGTATGACTACTTTGAAGTAGAGCGCATTTAATACCAGAGGGAAATCACCGAGAAGACGGGGCGTAGTTGCCCCGTCTTTTCTCAGATAGGGAGTGCAGCCATGGCTGGAGCCGGACTTTGGTTAACAGATATTGCCAGCGTAAATAGTCTAGGTTCTCCGCTCTTATCTACGCACTGGGTGGTTAGATCACTGGCAATTGGTAAGGGAGCAGCGTATAATTCTACGCTGTTTGACAATGCTTGGTTAAAAACGCATGTCGAGTCCATAGATATGCCTTTTCCTTACTTTGACATAACGGACGTTCATATTCAAGCTAGCAAAACTTACTTTCCTGGATTCAACAACGTTAACTCAACGGTCTTAACGCTGTATGAAGATAACCAGGGAACCACTCTGGATCGCGTTCTAAAATGGCAGAATCTTATCCTAGAGAGCGGAGCAGGTTATGAAGGTTGTTACACGTTACCTGATGTATATAAGGCACGTCTTGAGGCAAGCCTTTTGTCTGACATAACAGGTAACATCGTTACAACTGCCATACTCTCAGGGATATGGCCAACCCAAATAGAACCACTGGCGCTTACTTCTACAGAAGAACGACTGTCTCTAAAGGTAACTCTATCAGTTGATTCCTGCAAGATAGAGAGACCAATTACTCGATAACCCTAAAGGGGATATACATGCGAAAGATACTAATTGCGTCACCCGATAAATCTACTAAGCTCACAACTCAACCAGAACAGCTTGTAGTTTTGGAAGCTGCTATTCCTGCTGTAAAAGAATCACCCAAACCTGAAAAAGCCACTCCACCAAAGACATTCGTTCGGAATGATGGTCGGTATGTATTACTAGACCCTATACCCACTTCTTATCGGTTCTATGCTTTCAAGCAACTCTGGATACGTCCATTCAGTACCTCAGAAGCCAAGCTTATATACATGGCTAAGAAATCAGGTAACTTGACGTATCTTATTTCTGCAGTAGCTGCATGTCTATCTGAAGATGTATTCTCTCTTAAGATACAGGATTTCGAGTATTGCCTTTACTGGCTACGTCTCAATTCGTATCCCAAGAAACCCTTTAAGGTTGAATGGACCTGCGATAATGTACCAGCATTCCTAACCTCCGGTCTAGTTAGTGCGGAGGAGCCTGTTCCAAATGAAGAGGGAGCTGAATGTGGGTACAAGAACTTGTCCACACTGGGTATGACAAGTCTTATCATTGACACTTTTCCCGATGAGATATCTGCTCCAGAAACTATTGATTTGCCCTCGATGAGTTTGTTTGAGGACGTCTGGTCAGTTAATCAGAGGCTTTCGGAATGCAGGAAACAGATTCTTAATGGTACCTCTACGCTAACAGAAGAAGAAATAATGGACATTGAGGGAGCTGCTTACATTGTAGGACTAGCTCAGTGGATTAAAGACGGGGAGACACTAAAGGACAAGATTTATATACTAGAAGGTCAGCCTGACTTCACACTTCAGGATGGAATTGAGGAGCTGCTTTCTGAGCTAACTGATTTTGGCGTTGCTGAATACGTCAATGTTACCTGTCAGAAGTGTGGAGGGACTTCAAGAAGGAAATTAGTGCTGGATTATATTTCCTTCTTTCCCTAGCTTGACTGAAAAGCAGATACTCGATATTCAGATAACTCTGTCTTCAATGCGTAATAGGCATACGGATGATCTCACTCCGGTTAAAAGCCTTTTGTACTGGTATGACTCCTATGTGGAAGATATTGAGCGTAAAAAGAGTACACAAAGGACCAGGTGAACCTAATGTCCACAACTGATAAAGATCGGCGTAGTAAACCGAGAGATATAGAGCATGTTCACAAACTTGGCTTAGGGAGACTCCACAGTAGATTGGGCGGTAGCGAAGCCCCGTCTACTGAGAGTACCTCTGAGCGTTTGGTGTCTGTGAAAGACGTAAGAACGGATGGTAAGATAGCTATCCACGTATCGGTAAGCCACGCAAAGGAAGAGTCTCCTAAGAAGGGCTTAAAAGGTGATGAAGCCGCTCCTGTTGAAAAAGCACCCAAGGAAGAAAAGAACGTAAGCGTTCATAGTGGAGAAAAGAAGGAGAGAAAAGAAAAGAAAGAGCATGCTAAAAAACATGCAGACGTAACACGCACGGGGTTCAAAACTAATGCGGCTCTTTTAACTCTCATACATGAAGCCCTTAAGAAAATTGATAAAAATACTCAGCCTAAAGGTTTGCTAAAGACCCTATTTGAGGACGTGGTAAGGAAAGTAGCAGTAGATGCTACACCTGCCATAATGGCTAGGGTAGTTCCTTACATTGAACCCTTGGCAAGACGTATTGGAAATTTGGGTCGAACTGGTATTTTAGCTGCCACCGAAAGAATTGCTCCAGATAGATCAGAAGCAGTGGAGCATCAATTAGGCAGAGCAGGTTTACTAGGTGAAAGAGCAGTAAATCTTTTGGCATCAATCTTAGGTAGGACCTACGGAGAAAGCTCCAACCCGATAATAAGATCAGCAGAACCCGTAAGCGCACCTGCGGTTGCAGTTGAGCCAGCATCAGTAGAAGAACAAACTGCTGTTGCTATTCCTGAACCGACTAGGTTGGAAAGAAGACCTGTAGAAGAAGTACCGCACGCTATCCCTGCCAATGCAGAAGACTCTGTATTTGAAAGAACGATAAATCGAAATAATACCCTTATGCCAGGTATCGGTGCATTGGCCCGTAGGTTGTCTGAGCTTATGGGATTACCTAGTACTGCGGTACCTGCGCCGGTTCTTGAAGCATTAACTGATAGCGTGGAGCACACGCATTCTGCAGCCGAGGCTACTTCAGCACAAGCTACCCCTTCAGTTACAGGTGGTATCGGAGAAAGTAGAAGAGAAGCAAAACAGGATGAACAGAATGAGCTAGTAGCTGAAAGCATAGAGACAACAGAAGATCAGCTTACTACAATCATAAAAGAGCTTAAGGGCATCCATAGGGCGATAGACCTCCAGTCACCCGGAGGTGGTGGACTCTATGACTTCTTCAAGAGAAACCCTAAGAAGGCAGGAGCGGTTAAGGGTGGCGCCAAAGGAGCGTCTACATTAGCCAAAGGTGCTGAAGGTGCCGCCACAGCTGCAAAAGGTGCGGAGGGAGTTGCCGTTGCTGCTGAAGGTGCGGCTACTGCGGTCAAGGGAGCTGAAGGCGCAGCTGGAGCTATGGGAATAGCTAAAGCCGGTGGTAGAGTACTGGGGAAAATTGCGGTTCCTCTTGCAGGTGTAGTCTCAGGCGGTCTAGAGTATACCAGCGACGAAAACAAGGATCAGTCAACAGGAGTGAAAACTGCCCGAGCCGTAGCAACAGGTGGAGGGGCAATGGGTGGCGCTCTTTTGGGTGGTACACTGGGCGCAGCTGTTGGTGCTCCAGGTGGACCTGTTGCACTTATCACTGGAGCCATCGGCGCAATAGTTGGGGGCATCGTTGGCGAAAAGTCAATGAAAGCCCTTAGCCACAAGATATTCAAGTCCGAAGAAAAAGAAGGAAAGAAACTGGATGAAGCTGTCGAAGTAAAAGAGAAAACAGATGACAAAAAGGTAGAGGCTCTTTCGGCGATACCTTCAGCTATAAGTTCAGCTTTTTCTCCTAGCGAGGCTTACGCAGCTGATATACCCAAGTCAGCTCTGAATATTCCTGCGGTTCCATTAGCTCAGCAGGTTGTCGAAACCACAAAGGTAATACCTTCTGAGACTAAGCCTGCTGCTATATCTACAATAAGCATGTCCCGAGATAAGGACATGCAGGATAAGAAAGCGGCTGACAGGTGGAATGCAGAGCGTAAACTAGCAGTAGCTGACTCCAAGACCCTTAACACTCTAAATACTACTACAGTGGACGCATATAAAGAAGGTGGGTTTTTTGCTACGCTGTTTGGGGGTATCGGTAAGTTTCTGGCTGACCCTGTCGGTGAAACAAAGAAGGCTGCTAACGCGGCTGCGGATCTAGCAACAGGGGGTGGAGGTGCCTCTGTTTATGATGCCTTACATCCACCCGAGCCTACCGCAGGTGCTCCTGTAAAAGAGAGCTTCGGAACAAAAGCTCGTAGGGGCATCGGTAAAGCTTTTGACAAGTTAGCTGGAGTTGACTTCCGAGGTAGCGCTGGTAAGGTAGCTACACCGGTTGACGCGTATGCTGCAGATTTGTCCGGGTTGCAATATCAGTGGGGAGCTAAGAGCGGTGAATCTGGCGGTATTGACTGCTCCGGGCTTACAAGTAAGCTATACTCTAGAATGGGCGCTGAAGCAGGAGCCGGTTCAATGGGCCAGATGTCTAAGGCTAGGAAAGAGAATAGATTCCTTGAGGGTGATATCGGGCTTGCTAATGCTCAACCTGGAGACTTAATATTCATTGGAAATGGTAAAACAAGCGTTGACCGTGATGGTAATACTCGTAGCGCAACTACACCAACTCACGTAGCAATGGTGGCATCGAATGACAGTGGAAAGATAGTAATATTTGAGTCAAGTTCTGGGAGTAAAGGCGGAAGCACAGGCGTAAAGAAAAATGTATTACCTGCGGCTTGGACAAAGCCACCCCTACTTTTGGGTGTGGGTAAAGCTCCAGCTGAAGTAAGAAAGTCATTGGCAGATAGTCTGTCGATGGACAACAAAACCGCCGCTAAGGTTGATACTCCACTTACAGATGCTTTACTTCCAACAGCTGAGTCAAAAGCAGAAAAGGCTAAAGCTGCTGTGTTACCTACAGCAGGAGCGCCTGTTAAGACCGCCGTAGACGAAAAACCTGCGGTCATGCTTCCGGAGACTAAGTTAGATTTAGAGGCAACAGCGATAGCACCTGAGATAGTATCCGGGCTAGCACTTGAGTCTGAAGTAAGGCCAGTAATACCAAAAGAACCTGGAACTACTCCCAAAACTGCTGCTGCCATTTCAACTGAATCTTATAAGGAAGCACCTGAAGATAGACCTAAGCCAGCATCTGTAAGAAAAGAGACGGCTAGACCAGAATCTGGGCCTAGCCCACTCAAGGCAAAGACCGCGGTAGCTGTAGCTAGTGCTAAGCCACCTGAACAGAAACCTGTGGAGGCAAAACCTGAGTCAACTCTAGATTTACTATCTCTTGAGGGATTGTCTAAGAATGGTTTATTTGGCACGGTAAGTAAGCTGTATTCAAAGCTTGTGCCTGAACCCAAAACAATCGGTTATCCCACGTATAAGTCTAGTATAGCCACTACCACAAAACCTACTGAAAAAGCAGCGGTAGCTGTAGCTCCGGGACAGGAAGCTGTTGGACCACCGGTTAGTGCCTCCGAGTTGCCTGAAAAGATAACTGCGTCACGGCTACTTAATGACGCAACATCCTTTCCCCGCAAGGCCTATGATACTACGGTGCCTATTGGACTCCCTGTTTCTAGGGAGGAAACTCCTTTTAAGGTAAGCAGAGTAACACACGATCCGGGCGATAAGGACGTTGAAAAGGGTGTTGAGATAAAGAGTGCTCCGCCAATGGCGTCCTCACAGCTAGCTCAGCCAGCTAAACCACCCTCATTATCTGATGCCACTTTCGTAGTAGATGATTTAGGCCTGTTTCTGGTTACCGCTGGTTTGGTATAAAGGAGAGATTACGGTGAGCACAATAAATCCAACGAATCCTCGATATCTTATAAAGCTCACGGCTAAACCTAGGGTTGGTGATACCGTCAGGATAGAAACTCCCATGCCTGAAAACTTTTCGGTTAATCTTACTATAGAGTGGGCTTCACAGTATGCGAGTATCATCCAGGAACAAATGAATAAGCTAGGTGGAACTGCAGGACAGGTAGCGGGGCTTGTGTCAAAGCTAGCCCCGATATTTGGGCAGTCCACTCAAGCAAAAGTAATGACCGCTCAGATATGGCAGGGTACTTCAGGGTTAGAGTTAACTGTGCCTTTCATTTTCAAAGCGCAAAGTGACTCTGATATAGAGGTAGTAAACCCAATAAAGCAGTTGATGAAGATTGCTTTGCCTTCTGTAAGCGCTATCGGAACTCTTGAATCTCCCTTCTCACCCTTGAAGCAGGCCACCTCTACTGCAGATAATGGGGTTAGCGTGGACATAAAGTTTGGAGATTTCTTTCGGCTTCCTAGCTGCGTTATAACCAGCATAAGCCAGTCATATGATTCTATATTTGACCGTAAAGGCAATCCCATATCAGCTAAAGTAGACTTGCAAGTACGCAGCTTCTATATTATAACCGTTGAAGACATTGACACCTTGATAAAGGGTGGAATAAAAGTCTCTTCCTAACAAGGAGCAATAACATGCCCTGGTCCTCTGTAACGCTAGCCGCAGCTCTTGGTCCTGTCGCAGCCTCTGTAAATGCGCTATCAGCAGGTTTGTCTAAAGAGATGCTTAAACTCGTTGCGCTAAAAGCTGTGTTAGACATGGCGCTTGGAACTATATCTGCTCAGATGCAAGCTATGGAAGCCTTAATCTCGGCACTTGAAGCGTCAGGCTTTTACGTTATCCGACTTTCCCCTGCTCGTGGCAACTGGCTGTCACGCTTAGAAATGGCTGCTAATGCCCCGCTCAACTCTGGTTTTTCGACGGGCGTTTGCAGCATTTTTATTGCCCCTGAGTTCGATGTTCTATTGGATACCTACGCTCAAATGAAGGCCTCTTTGGATATCGTAAAAGAGATAGCTCGCCCGCCAGACAGGATAAATAATACGGCAAAGATACAACCGCCAAAACCTAATCCGCCCAGTATTACAACAGATATTTGGCTGTCTGCCACGCTTAGAGATCTTATGCCTGGTTTAGGCGGCACAATGGATAGCGTGGCTAATGCCATAACGGGGATTATGGCGGATATAAGCTACGCATCCAAAACGGCGGGTCTTGCTTTGAGTGCAAATCATTCTGCATTAGCCTCAGCCAATGCCTTCATGGGTAACCTTGCTGCTGCAGGCGGGTATATGATTATGCTACCACCTGCCTCCGGGGGTATCTTCACACGTCTGCAATCAGAAGCAAATCGACCTCCCGATAATCCCTTTCTTTCAACTTGTGGGTTCTGCGCCTGTATGACTGGAGTCGACCCTTCCGCCATGTATAGTAGATATGCTGACTTACAAGCTTTGTTTACGCCTGAGCTTGAGATTGGGATAAACGTGCCCGATCCAGACGGATTTATTTACCCGGGGACAGAAGTGGGTAATCGTGTGGGTGACGCAATTGTTTCCTTGACAATAAGTCCAGAAAATTCCTCGGTAATGCTAGACGGGACAATCCAGTTTTATGCGTATGTCAGTGGGTCTACAAACAATCGAGTTATATGGAGTGTGGTTGGCTCCGGAACAATAGACGCGGATGGATTCTATACCGCTACTCCCAATCTATCAGCATCAGAATTTGTAACAATAAAAGCCACCACATACGCCAACCTACTTGTTTCGTATTCAACGCAGCTGGCCCTTATAAAACCGACTGAAGAGGAAGTATTCATTCAGGTGTACCCAAGTATCATTAAAGTAAACATCGGAGAGCAGTATCAGTTCACTGCAGTTGTTGAAGGTACAGGTAACAAAAAGGTTCTATGGGAAGTAGCTGGTAGCGGGTATGTTGGAACAATAAGTGATACTGGTTTATACACCGCACCAAGGGTAGCAAAAATTGTAACGGTAAAGATAACCAGTGACAAAGATCCTACCAAGATATCTTATGCACAAGTAGAGGTAGTGGTAATGATTGTACCGAATGATTTACCGCTTACCCAGTATGCGTCTCCCATAGCTCAGGATGAAACCGTCAGAATGTCTGAGCTAGAAGGTCCAAGAGACACAAATATTATTTCCGTGGTTAACCCCTACGTAGTTATTCCCGCAGTAGAATTTACGCTCAGTCCTATTAGTGCATTTGTAGAGGTTGGGCGTACACTACAATTACAGGCTCCTGTAGGAACAACTTGGTCTGTGTCGGGTAGCCTAGGTGGTACTATTTCTGGATCTGGACTTTACACTTGTCCGGGAACCGTAATCATGCCTATCGCAGGAGTACCTAGAACGGATATTATAACCGCTACCTACAGAGGCGAGACCTTAACTGCCGTTATAAACCAGGGTAAAGAGGCAGCAGACGCCCCGATACCACGCCCTTAAGAGTACGGAAGATTATGTAATTTAGGGAGTAACAGACATGTCAAAGCCACTTTACAGGGATATCAACACTTTCTTTGGGGCCGATTCTAACGTTATCTTACTGGAAGACGACCGCGCCATTCTGAATAGTTTTATAAACTTGTTTAGCACCCTAAGGGGAGACCGTCCCTTCAAGTATTATCTTGGGTGCGACATAATCAGTCTTCTATTTCAGCCGGTTTGTGCTCTTACAGCATCCTACATCAAAGATGAAATGATGTACGCGGCGCAGTATGAGCCACGGGGTAAAGTAGTAGAAGATGAAACTGCGGTAGTGGAATCTCAAGACGATAGCGCTTATTATATATCGCTGGTAATAGTTAATATGGCTACAGGTTCTAAGTCAACAGTTCCTTTGGTTTTCAAGCGCAGCTAATACTTTAGGGAGGCACAGCCGATGCCAAAACTGGATTTAATAAACGTAAAAGCAGATTTTACATCCTATGTAGCTGCGCTTCAGGATGACCTTAAGCAAAGAGACTCTTGGACTGATCTTAACGAAGGGTCTACAGGTGAAACTCTGATTGAGCATAACAGCGCAATTGGAACCTACAATCAGTGGTCTATCGAGCAGTCACTAAAGGAAGGTTTTTTTGACACAGCAAATAGAGATAGCACGATATATGCGCTTACTCGGATGCTAGGTGTTAGGATAATGCGTAAGCTTCCTGCAGCGCAAATTATAACGCTTAACAGGTTTTCTCAGGATACTCTTCCAATAACCGGAACTGTAACTATTCCTGAGTACTCCCAGTTTAACGTTCTTGGTGTTGACTACTTCAATCGAACGCCGATAACTTTTGCCAATGATATCTCAGGTAATCCAACTTCAGCAATTGATAAAGTATTTATACATCAAGGTTCTCTATACTACAGAAACTATGTTTCCGATGGAACAGACTTTCAGCAGTTGTCGATACCTGCTATATCTCCAATGAGTATCTCAGACTTAGACATAAGGATGATAATTGGCGGTGTAACTTGGACACGCATAATTGACGGCCTTTGGAATTATGGCCCCTCCGCAACTGTTTTTGTGGATGATACCTTAGGGACAGGTGACGTTGTACTACAATTTGGTAACGGAATAAATGGTGCCAAACCAGCTTATGGATCTAGCATAGAAATAACTTATGTTGAGACCCTAGGTGCCAGTTCTCCAATTACTTCGGTCTTTAGCTCGGTAACTCTGAATGCTATCCTAAATAGTACACCCCCACAGGGTGTCAAGGGATTTGTAACTCGTGATAATGTACTGCAAAGCGCAGAGGGTATGACTCTTTCTAGCGTATCTATTCAAATCAGTTCAATCACAGATGCGCTGCCAATATTTAATCTACCTGTTGGTAGTATTTGGTCTAAGTCTTTTGTCGGACTTCAGATAGAAGAGGTAACTGGAGTCGGAATAGGAACCATTGTTCATGTTTCCGGCAGGGATGCTACTGTATCTATCGTAAATAACTTCAAGGCAAAACTGTTAGCTGCAGGCACTTGGATTTTGACTACTACTGCCACAGGGCATGATGAAAGGCCGGCACGCTATTACAAAGCTACTGCCTCAATGCTCTTCAAAGCTAATTGTAGAGCAGTTACAACAGATGACCATATTGCATATTGTTTATCGTATCCAGGGGTTGGAGATGTCTGTATTCGCTTTGAAAGAGATCTCTTGCTTAAGATGATGATTCCACTCTGGGATAAGAGCGCAGAGCCTCCAATAAATCCTGTTGAGACCGTGGATTATATCCTTACAACCACAGATGCACACCCAAAGCTTATGAATCTAATATGGGTGAGTATTCTTTCTGATACAGGCGTAAACTGGACAAACTCAGAGTGGGCAGCGTTTCTAACCTGGTTTGACCAGTATAAGTATAAGGGTTCAATTCTTAAACCTCAGAATCCTATAAAGGATGCCCGCAAGTTACAAGTAAAGATAATGTGCTTTTTGAGGACAGATTTATCCACGGTTGCAGCTAGTGCTAGAACTTTTATTTTGAGTGTGTTCAGCACAAGCCAGCAGATATTGAATAAGCGAATAGCACTCACAGATATATCTAATATCCTTAAGACAAGTATTCCTGAAATTGACTATATAGAGTTTTTTGACCCAACTCCAGCGGGTGACTTAGTACCTGCGTCTGACTTTATCCCTATACCAATTTCGGTGCATCCCGTAACGGGCATACCAACACCCCCCGCATACATAAGTGTTTCCAGTAGTGATCTGGTTATTGAAACCGGTTACTCCAGTCGGAATACTGTAAATTATGTGGACCCCTCGGAGGCGGCTGGTAACTTTACTAAGGTTACTAGAGCTGACGGTTCAATACAGCTTATTCCGAACTAGGAGGAACTCCATGCGAGCGGACATATGGAAACCTGGAATTACTACGCCCTGGAATATTGGCACAGCGTATCTGATAAACGCAGTAGTACTTCGGAGCGGATTCATATATACAGCGGTAGAAAGTAATGTTGGGAAAGCTCCAGAATCAAACCCCGCTATATGGACAAAACTATACCAGGTGGGACAAAATGTAAAATATGACAACTCAGTTTATGAGTGCGTGATAGCGCATAACCCGAGTACGCTATTTAAGACCGATTTCTTAGCGCGTCGCTGGAATAGACTGTCCTGGGATTTACCTCGACCTTGGATATTTAGACATCTGTACTCTGAGAATGAGATTGTTCTGTATGGTCATATACACTTTGTGTGCGTTTCTCGGCATGAGTCATCGGCTTCCTTTCGGAAGGATTTTTATACCACCCCAATAACTAGTTCGACCTCTCATAATATCGGGTATGGTAGTTTAACGTTTGTAGTTACAGGGAACACAATAGCAGTAAATGAAAGAGTGCGTTGTTCCTGTACCCTACCTGGAAAGAGTAAGACCTTTGTTGAGGGATTTGTAACCTCTTCTAGTCCAACAAGTTTAACCGTAAGCGTTGATTCCATTGGTGGCGTTGACTCTGATTCTGTAGGTGGAGTAGATCCAGACTCTATTGTTACGGTTACTTCTTGGAATATATACGTTAAAGTGTGGGAGTATATTCCGCTTCGTAAGAAACAAGCACCCCCTTGGATGCAGGATTCTCCGTTCATTGCCGACTATATTTCCGCTTCGGATGAAACACTTCTTGACCAGGTAGATATGCCTATCGTAGAGCTAGGTAGGCTTAGGCAGATAACCATTGATACTCATCCAGAAATAGTTTCACGTACCTCTAAACTTTTGGGATTTGACCTCAGCAAATTCAGCTGGCTTTTATCAGGAACATTTCTTAACTATGTTATATACCTTTCTAGGTATAAGTCTGTGGCTGGCACAGATAAATTCATGCTGTTGTTGAACTTCCTGTTGAAACAGCGCGATCCTACAGACACGTGGACTCTGACTCAGTTATACACCCGCAATTATCTGCTATTTTATCGTCCTGAGACTCTACCAGTAAATCCTGTAACTAATATTTATACGACTGAAATTTATGAGAATGACCCAGGTATTGACTACGTGTGCACTGTAAACTATGCACCGATATATCTTATGATGGGGTCTAATCTACACTATCCTACCTTAACCGCAGGAGACCCTAGAATTGGTCATATAAATCCCAATGTTACTCCCGCGGATACCTTAAGTAAGTGGTCAGTTAGATCCTCCAGTCTGATTTGGACCGACGCGGACGCCGCAGCCCACAAAGGTATCTGGAACCCTTTCATTCCGTACAATATAGGAGATATAGTTCACGTTGGCTCGGGAAAACCTTATGCTACCTCTAGGTATGAGTTGACCTCGGGCAAATTTTACAAGTGCACTGTAGCATCAGGGGCATTGTCTACGAATCAGTATCCTACAACTAACCCCTCATCCTGGGCGCTCATATCAAGTATAACTACACCGGCTACATATCGTAGCTACTGGAATCATCTTAGGCCATATACCCGAGATGATATTGTGCATTTACCTTTAGATAAGAGCGTAGTAGATATGTTTTACATGCTTGCTCCTTCTGAGATGGTTTTGTACTCTCCATATCCTGACTATAACGCGGTTATATTCGGGATACCTAGACTAGTGGAAATTACTCCTGAGTGCTCTGAGATTGAAGAAGGTGTTACTATCCAGTATTTATGCAGAAACGTGGCAAAGTTATCTGATGTTAAGTCTCGAAAAATAGTGGATTTTGGCTAGGAAATTTCGTACCAAAAAGGAGAGCAGTATGAGCACTATGCAGATAACAGCCATCGGGTACGAAAGAATACTTGATGCGAACTCAAAGCAGATAAAGCTTCAGATACTCAACTTCAAGGTAGGCAGCGGAACAAACTACTCGCCTGTGAAAGAGGACACTGCACTTCATGGGGAAATAGTGTACGAGGGGACAATAGGCACAGTAGACGTTTTAACGGATGAGGTAATGGACTTTGTATGTACTGTACCTGTTACCGCATCCGGTCTAGGTCCTTTGTTTATTGGGGAAATCGGTCTATACATTGATGACCCCAATAATGCTGGAGTCCAGATACTTTTTGCCCTTACCTGTTACGCGGAGCCTATAGTCAAGCAGCCTGGTCAGATATATAAGACGCACTGTGTCTTATTATCTCCTTATTTGGGCTCAGTAGTTGACTTGACTCTGACTTGGGCCATGAGTTTACCCCGAGTCAACTTCTATGGGGATCTTCCTCATCCTGCCAAGACGGGAAGTAACGCCTACGTGGTCAATCATGGGATAACAAAGGATTACTCTCCCACGAATACCAAGATTCATCCTGCAATCGTTACCCGGTATGCAATGTCTGATACTGGCCCACTAGCTTGGGGTCTCTTGAATGGCTCCTTGCTATATCAGGGTACCGTAACGAGTGTTACATCTGACGTTCCTGAAACTTCTCCAGGGGCAGGTGACGGAGTACACAATACGTTTACCTTGTTTTCTGCGTTAATCGTAGACTCCCCGCCACCACTTATTTCTGTTGACTGGGCGTTCATGTATATCTATTCCGGTCGAGGTAAGGGTCAATGTCGGGCGATAAAGTATCACAGTTCAGGTGCACTTACAGGTAAGTTTGAGGTGCTGTATGAAGCCTTATCTTTGCTGGGTGCAACAGGTGCTACCCCGGAAAGTTCGGATCCTTGTGGGATAACCACAACAGGAACAATCATACCCACCAGCCAAGTTGTAAACATGGCGGCTAACAATGAGGCGGATAAATCAAACATCATAATCTGGTCATTGCCCTACTCTCACGTTGCCGGTTTGGTATATGCAGGTCGCTGGAATATCAAGAATCCAGATGGAACTTATGCCGGCGCAGCAGGATATCCAAACAACGCAGTAACACCCGGTAGTTACTACGTTATCGCTGTAGGTGGGGTCTTGAATAACGTAGCTTACCAAACAGGTGACTGGCTGGTATACGAAGGAACTGGCTTGTGGGACAAGATTGACAACACAGAGCTACCCTATGTCTTATACAAAGGGCTTTGGGACGCTTCCTCTGGAGTTTATCCTCCCGCTACACCAACCACGATATTTACTGAACTTCGTCAGGGTCACTACTGGAAGATATCTCTTCAGGGTACAATGGGTGGGGTTCACTTTAACGTTGGAGATTATCTTATCTACGAAGGTAACTCTACCTGGGGTAGAATTGTTGGAACACGGAGAGCAATTAGCGCTGGACCGGGAATAGGTTTAGCCACAGATCCAGCTACCGAGACCATAACGGTTACAAACACCACTCAGAACGTTCACTCTATTGCGGTCTCGAATAGTACCCCTGCCTATGCTTCGCAGGGTCAAATTAACATGAATGCTTTACAGGATACTCTGGTAGTAAATGGTGGTACAGGTGTTGCTGTAATAACAGACCCTGTAAATAAAACCATGACCATAACAAATCTCGGCACGTTGCTGGCGTATAAAACGATAGCCTCTCCAGGTAAAACACCTATCATAGCCAAGGGCACGGAGGATGTTCTTAATATTGCTGTAGGTAGCTACCTAACCATAGCTCTGGACAATGCAACTAATACAGTTACTTTGAACGGTATCGCCCCTCCGGTTTCTGCTGAAAAATTGGCAGGTCAGTATAATTTACTAGCATACGATAAAACGGATGCAGCTGCCGCCCATGTTCTGGTTCCAGCTAAGGATATGATTCTGGGGAATGCACTAAAGCTAACGTTTACTTCGGACCCGAGTAATCCTGTGTATGTTCCATATTCTGACTCTAACCCGCCTAACGTTCAGTTTTGCTCATGTACTTGCACTTGTACCTGTACCTGTCCTTGCACTTGTCAGTTTTATTCTCCGCATAGCTGCTGCCAAGGAATGATGTAACGTCAATCTTCTCTAGGAGACAAACACATGTTGATCTTAATGGTTAAAGACAAGAATGCAGCTAGCACGGCAGACTTAATTCGGGTTGTACCTGATATAGCGGGTGACCCCTCGGGTCTTATCCTTACGGACGTTAATCTGAATGCCACGCCGTTTTACAATAATATTCGGGAAGGTGTATCCTTGATAACTGCCAGGGATTTCACCTTCAGGGGCTTTGACTACGAGGAGACTAAAGATCTATCCTTTTACAAGAGCAAGTTTGAGCTTGAGTTAAGCTCATTCGGAATACTGGATACCACGGACTTGCTCGGAGTTACAATATACCGACACGCAGACATAAACCTCTTGTACTTCAGCGATCCAGATACGCTGTGTGCATTTCTTCAGTCTCGTTTAGCAAGCCGTTTGATAACCAAGTGCATTAGTAGGGATGGCCTTGAGGTAGTAGCTTACAGATCAAGAGAAGCTTGGGTATCTAGCCCTAATTATCCGACAACTCTGGATTTTAATCTGTATGACCCCCTTGGTCAGGTTTCTCTGGAGGTTGTATCTAGTCCCTCTGATAGCGCTGCTTCAGTCTACCTTTTAAGGGACATAACGGAGCTTAAGCTTAACCCAAGTACTGGAGCATATCCACTCCTAGATTTGCATCTGCACAAGGCTGAGATAACTCTCAATGTTTCTGGTGAGTACGTGTTCAAATCAGGTAAGACCATAAACATAGCAGGTACTTCTTTTGGAATCTACAGTAGCTATTATCGAGTATCTGCAATATGATTCCTGCAATAACCAAAAACAACTTAATTGCTCTGTCTGATGTTACTTCTGGGTTCATAATAAAAGTCAAAGATGGTCACATACTTTTTGATAACTTTGCTGAAGTAAGTCCTTTGATCTCAATATCCAGCGAGGGCATAGAAGACGTTCAGTTTTGTAGCGTGTACCTAAAAGAGGTAACGCCTAAGCAGAGACAAATCTTTTATGCCAATACTCTAGACCGAAAGGAAATAAAGTACACTACGTTGGTAGTATCAAACTCAGAGTGCAATCTAAGCTGCGAGTATTGTCTGAGTAGGAATAGACCCGTAGCTGACTTTGCGTCCGTTACTCACATCTTAAAGCATAAAGAGCTATATCCTAGTATACGAGACTTACATATCTTTGGGGGTGAGCCTACTATTGACAAGGGGGCATTAAAGAATCTATTGTTGGGTGTGTATCACTCTTTTGATAGCATTACACTATTCACTAATGGCCTTAACTTGGATGATGACTTGATGGGTTTTATCCGAATACTACCTACAAAGATCCTGATCCTCAGGTCACTAAATGTAGATAACTTTGACCAAGAATTCAGTAGATTGTCATACGACTATTTTGACCCCATTCCTAATGATAATCTTGTCTTTGTGTTGAACGTCTTACCAGGTAGATCAGGTGAAATTCTACACATCTTTGAGAGGCTCCGTAAGCTAAAGAATACCGACATAGTTATCTCCAAGGTATCCGACCACAAGATTAATCCTCCGTACAATATGAACATGAACCGATTTATACAGGACTTAGTTGATAGCGTCCCTGAGCAATCTGCCGCACAAAACTTCAAATCAGCAGACATCAGAGGCCTAAACTACTTAAGAAATAACCCAAGCCGGCCCACCTTGAATTGCAATATAAACAGGTTGGTTTTGGTTGGAGACTATAAGTATACGCATTGCTTGTATGCTGGTTTGGAGCAAACCTCAGATAACCCTCAGCAGCATACTCGGCAGTTGATGGAAGTAACATCCTGTTCTGAGTGTGCATCTCAAGGTACCAATTGTGAAGATCACATACTAACGCCTAAGTGTGCTGCTCTTCCCCTTAAATGTCGGACATGCCCTCTAATATATTCCTGTACTGCCCGTTGTCATTTTGTATCTGATGCCTCAGAAGACGCGTGTTCACTACATGTCACTCTGATGGCATATAATCTTTGGTTATCCATGAAGGATAAAACTAAACAGGAGGCTTTAAGTGGATTTTGATTATCAAACTAACGTGGGCATACGCCTGAATAAATACGCCAACACTATGATATACACTCCTCGTACCAATAAGTTCAGTGTAGTCTTGGGAGCTCAGGCGGAAAGGATAACTCTGCTGTCTGATGCAGATGTTTTGGAAAAATACGGTTTAGATGTAACTCGAGATGACACAGCCGAATTAAGTGAATTGTACTGTCAGCGGCAGAGAGAACAGTTATCACATGACCCTGCAGTAGGATTTTGCATCATAACCAATGAGTGCAATATGGATTGTAGTTTCTGCTATGCGTGTAAAAACGGATCCGATAAAAAGAGCGTGTTCGATATCGCTTGGATAAAGAAGCTCCGAAGCATATTACCTGATAATAGCTTCAAGCAGGTCTGCATCTCTGGGGGCGAGCCTCTTTTGTACCCTGAGCTGGTTAAAGAAGTTGCCAGCTATTTCAACCGAGTTACTATACTTACAAATGGTTCGCTATTAACAGATGACTTCGTTGAGTGGGTTATAGCAACTAAAACTCTTTTGTATGTCAACCTTGACTTCTGCATAAGTAATTTTGAAGGTCATTCTAATACAGATAAAACTCGGGAGATAATACAGACCCTGGTCGATAAGTACCCAGAATTTAACCATTTGCTAAATGTTTCGGTGGTGTATCCAATTGACAGACTGGCTGAATTGCCAGAAGTTAGAGCGAGTCAATCTAAGGAATTTGAAGGCATAGTTCCAGTTGTATATAATCTGATTGATACCAATGGCGCAACCTGCGGAAAGAGTAACGTAGAAATACCTGTGGAAGATATTGAAAAGGAATTATTGGAAATTGAAGCGGGTACATTACCAATAAATGCCTCGATCTTTCGACGTTATCTTTCCAAAATGAATATGCTGGAGGCATACGGAGTTAACTATGAATCGTGTAGTAGTTCGTTATCCATAAGTCACTCTGGCAAGATATTTTTGTGTCACGAATACGCATCCTTGCCTGATAGTGATGCTAATTTCTGTACCATAGACGACTTTGACTCCAAGCTGTTTCAGGCAGAGCTATTGGACAAACGAGTTAGTCCCCCTTGCACAGATAACTGTGGAGCGCGTTGGATATGCGGGGGCATGTGTTGGGCTAACCTTAAGTACAACACTTACGTGTGCCCACTAACCCGATTGTTAGCGCCTTACGCCATGTATATCCGATTCAATTATCCGATACCTATGGACTCTCTTTGCTTATAGTGCACTATCTGTGTAGAATACCGGCGTTACTTTCAATAGTAACGCCGGTATTTCTGTATAAGCATAATCCAATACCTTCATAATTTAGGGTAGTAGTTAAATTGATTCAAGGAGGCTTAACCATGGACTTTTTGCTAAATCTCTTAATGTGGATTAAACCCCGGCTTAATCCCAAAAACTGGAATCAGTCGCAGTTTACGATTATTATCCTGATTCTGTCTGTGATTTTCTTCGGTTCAATAATCTTCAATGGCTTTGCTACGATAAGTAATACCATGGCCATGTTTTCCGCACAGCTTTGTGCTGTGGCGTTTTTCTTGGTTATATACTTCATGCTTATCGGGGCACTAAAGGGGTTTGGATACAATGTTCTGGATGAAGTATTCGTTAAGCGGAATATATCTGGATCAATATTTCTAGCAGGGCTAGCCTATGCCCTATCAAACTGTATATCGCGAGCAGCGATGTAATAGGAGGAGGGAATGAAAGCTCTCATCCTTTACACTATCTTTATTCTCTTCATAACTCCAGTATCTTCTAATGCTACTCTTCCACCTGAAACAGGTTCGAGACTGGTTAATATTGCATCTAGCTATAGCTATGTCCGTGAGTATCAAGGGAATAATAGAAGCCCTGAGATTGACTCTTTTCTAAAGGACCTAGGGTTACCTGTAGGCTTGGCTTGGTGTATGGCCTACGTCCAGAGATGCTGGAAAGATACGTCCAGAATATATAAGGGACCTAATCCTATGCCAAAAGGCGTTGCCCGAGTATCTACGTTCTTGAAAATAGCCAATCAGAATCCTTTTGTATGGCGTATCAAGACCGCTAAGTCGCTTATGAATGGATCAAGTACGTCTAAAGTAGGTGATATGACGATACACATTTCTGGTAGGGGTGTACTGCCAAGCGAGAATTTTAATGGGCATATCGAGATTGTTTCACAGCGAGTAAGCACCATGTCTAACTGGACTTGGGGCGGCAACACAGGTCCTGAAACTGCCGTCAAAAGTACAAATGTGGAAGCTGAAAGAAATGCCTCAGGTAAGTTAGCTGGGGTACATCATCGGTATAGGAATTACGCCCCAAACTCAAACTTCAGAATACACTGTCTGATTGAACCAATAACTGCATTATAGCATTGGGGCCGCGCCATGTATAAAATTACTGCAACTGCTTTAGCTGGAACGGGCGGCATATCTTTTTTGGATGGAGAAACCCTATACCCAGGAGAGGCGATACAAACTGAAGTTATAACCGTTGACATTTGGCGTGCTCGTAGTGAGGGAATGATTACAATTATCGACCTTAATCCAGGCGGCCCAACAACAGGTCCCCAGGGCCCGCAAGGCTATCAGGGTCGGCAAGGCGTACAAGGATTTAGGGGCCCGCAAGGTTCACAGGGTTTTTCTGGAGCACAAGGTTCTAGTGGACCACAAGGTAAAGCAGGAGAGGACGGCTTTCAAGGTGAAAGGGGCCCACAAGGCCCACAAGGATATCAAGGCCCACAAGGATTTTCTGGTATTGACGGCGTACAAGGTCATCAGGGTTCACAGGGGTTATCTGGAACAAGTGGAGGGCAAGGCTCGCAAGGTGATACCGGAGCACAAGGTGTTCAAGGTCATCAAGGACCCGTTGGAACCCAGGGCGATACTGGAGTTCAGGGCCCACAGGGGTCGGAGGGTTCACAGGGTCCACAGGGTTCAACTGGAGAATCTGGAGGAGATGGAGCACAAGGCTTTCGCGGTGTCCAAGGTTCACAAGGTCATCAGGGTTCACAAGGTGTACGCGGCTATCAAGGTGTTCAAGGGGTGCAGGGTGTAGACGGAGCGCAAGGCTTTCGCGGGCTTCAGGGTACTCAAGGCGGAACCACGCTTTTGATCTACACTCAGCTCTTCGCAGATATGCTGACGTTTCCGGCAAACATGTGGACAGACATAATCTGGTCTAAGTCAGGACCCACCAATGGCATACTCTTTAGCGGGCCTATTCTTAACTTTACAGAGGTTGGGGTTTATAACGTATCTACTAGCCTTAAACTCTTAGGTCAAAACGGCTGGTCGGCATTGCGCTTACATGATGGAACACGCACCCTAGGCGTTAGCGCAGGGTTTGGTTCTAGTGAAAGCGATGTAGATTGTCAGCCGACGATAGCAGAGTTTATGGTGGATATCCAGGATCTAAACAAGAACTATCGACTGCAAGTGGGACGTACTTACTATGCTGCTCGTGTTGAAAATCCTACAACAGTAATAGGTGAAAGTCCTTCTGCTATACTCACAACCATAGTTAAGGTAGACCGCGCTGGGACACAGGGCCCTCAAGGTCACCAAGGATTTCAAGGTGAACCTGGGTATGGCTCAAATGCGTTGCTTCTTAATGGCAAATCATGGAGAAGGATAATAAGTGCTCAGTATGAAATAGGCCCCGGTCAAAATTATTCGCTGGCCTTAATTCAGGTTCCTCTTGACCGATTAAATCTGTATCTCTGGAATGTCAGTAGTCCAACTACATTCGTTTATCAAGCTAGCTTTATGGCAGATGAGATAATCGCTTATCTAGTAGCAGGTAAACGTAATGCGGTTGGGTCGGCGTCATTCGATAGCTTAATGATACGGAATCAAACAGCGGTAGCTCATATAGTTGAAATAGAAGTAAATTCCTGGGAATAAGGAGCCCACATGAACCCGACATTACCGATAGTCCGGCAAGTATTTTCCAACATGATTGAACTAAATGGTGCCGCGTACAATGAAATCCGGAGATTTGTTTTACCTAGTGTGGACGTTGGCGCGGTGTCTCTTCCTATAGAGTTACCTGTCCAGACCTATAAGGGTATTTTGACGGAGTTTAAGATTGAGTCTGAGTCTTCTGACTACACCGTGTCTTTGGTCGCTTGGCCCTCAGCCAAAGTACCATCTATTGACATGATCTTTCAGGCAAAAGCCATCTCTAAAGTAAGCCTTAACTCCGGCTTATATAACCTATTCTGTAAAGTAGATGGAAAGGCGGTATATTCAGGTTCTAATCTTCCTGAGGAAAGCATCTACTTGGTGATTGACAATACCGCAGGAGATATCGCAACAGGAGTAACAGCGCTGGAAATAGTATATCTAATTCACGTCTAGAGGTGACTTGTGTCCAAGATAGCCCTAAAGGATTTGTTGTTTACGCGGGACATTACCAAGGCCCTCAAAACATTTCAGACCGCAAAAGTTATGGTTAGGAAGACTGAGATACTTGTGGGCTCCAGGTATAAGTCCACCCTGGAAAAAACACAGGTATTCTTTACCCCGCTGGCCGTGAATATAAACGAAGCCGGAGAGTGCCTTATTCTGTATCAAACAGAAGGTATGTTTTCGGCTAGACTAACCAAGGTAGACCCTGCTGATATATTCCTTCGTAAACTTCTGAACAAGAAGCCTCTAGGAACGATACGGATTATAACCAAAGCTTTACCCAACCAAAAAATTGTGTTCAAGACCCTATTAAAGACCCTAGCGTCTTTCACGCAGGAGGACCTGAATAAGGTTCTTCCTTTGTATGCCATAACCAGGAATCCTACGTTGGTTTGTGCTGCAGGGCGCTACCTATCAGGCGAAGAGCTGCCGATTGAATTGCTCATGTCTACTGCGACCACAGCAAACAGAAACTACCATAATGTGAAAACTAAAGAGTCTACGCTGACAGATAACCAGTATGATGCTCTGAAAGAAATAATAATCAGGAGAGACCCTAAGCAGGCTAAGCTTCTGGAGAAGGTTGGAGCGCCTGTAGCCAAGAGTGAAAAGCGCGTTACGCTTGAATACCCGATGGGTAGCCTTCGCAAGACAAAGCCAGATAATAAGAGCGTAGGTGCGTGGGTGGCCAAAGCAAAGGACTCCAAGTACGTACTTTCGGATAAGCTTGATGGAATAAGTTTACAGCTCAAATACAAAAAAGGTACAGGTGCCTTGACTGCCGCCACTACTCGTGGGGATGGCTTAGTGGGTCAAGACGTGTTAAGACATGTTCAAAGCATCCCAGGGGTACCAAAGAAGATACCCGAGACCACCAAGGATGTATCGGTTAGGGCAGAAGGTATGCTGGGGAATTCTGCGTTTGAGGCCCTGAAAAAGGTAGTTTTCAAGAACGAAAGAACGAAAGAACCCTATACCACAGCACGCAATATGGCTGGAGGTATGTTTAATCGTAATGCTGCGGATCTGCGCGTTCTTCCCAAAATGACAGTTACTGCGTACTGCATTATGTCTGAAGAATCCACAATGGATAAAGAAACGCAGCTTAAGACCCTGAAGAAGTGGGGCTTCTCTATCGTACCCTACGCGGTGGTTCCAGCCAAAGATCTAAATGAAGGAATGCTGGTTGAGTACGTCAACGCGCGCCGAAAGAAAGCTGACTATGAGATGGATGGCGCGGTGGTTGAGGTTAACTCCGCACTGATTCGTAAGAAGTTAGGGAATGAAACAGAGGAACTTAAACCCAGATACGCTCGCGCTTTTAAGACTGGAGATACCGAACAAGTCGAGGCCATAGTTGACCATGTTGAGTGGCGCTTGAGCAAAGATGGTTTCATCAAACCCAGAGTCTGGATAGTGCCTACACGTCTAGGCGGGGTAAGGGTCAATAAGGCCACTGCCTTTAACGCTAAGTTCATTCTGGACAACAAGGTAGGGCCTGGCGCCAAAGTTTTGATAACTCGCGCTGGAGATGTAATCCCGCATATTCTTAAGGTGGTGACGAAAGCAGCACGAGCACAGATGCCAGACAAGGAAGGCTTTGGCGACTACGACTGGAATGAAACCTATGTTGACCTGGTTGTTACCAGCGGTTCAGAGTCAGAGCATTCTGCAGTCAAGATAAAGCAGATACTCTTTTTCTTCAAGTCCATTGGAGTCGATGACATTGGTCCAGGCGTGGTAGACAAGTTTTATCATGCGGGCTATGATACCGTGGACAAAGTTCTAAATATGTCTATCAGTAACATAAAAGGCATCGAAGGTTTCCAGCAGAAGTCAGCAGAAAACATATTTGAGAATATTCGTAAAGGTTTGGACGGTATACCTATTTACATCCTGGCTGCGGCGTTGCCCTATTTTGGGCGTAACTTCGGAACACGTAGAATGAAAGCCCTGTACCGAGTGTACGGGGATGAGATGTTTTCACGCTGGACAGGTAAAACAAAGCGTGAGGTTAAAGAAGAGGTATCTCAAATCCCTGGTTTCAAGAACTTCTCTATTCAGTTTGGGGATGGAATAAAGCAGTTCAACACGTTCCTTAAAGCCAACGCAAAGGTTATAAAGCTCGGTAAGAAACCTGAAAGAGCTGCGGGAACAGGTTTGCAGGATGCACGGATTGTTTTCACAGGATTCAGGGATAAGACCTTGGAAAAGGTTATTGAGGATAATGGTGGAATTGTTAGTGGGTCTGTGTCAGCACAGACTACATACCTCATAGCTAAAGACCCAAGTGAATCCGGGGGTAAGCTAGACAAAGCTAGAAAATCTGGGGTATCAGTTATTGGCGTTGAACAGTTCAAGAAAATACTCGCCAAAAAAGGTATTTCCATTTAGCTCTAAGGGGTGGCACGATGGCCAAAATTAGTAGGGGTTCAAATATAGGTCCGATTGTGTTTTTTATCTTGGCAGGGATAATCCTGGTTCTATACTGCCTGGTATTCGATACAGGCTATACGTTCAAGGATAGTAGTAATAAAACTACCGAAAGTGTAGGGGGACATAAGAAATGAAGATAGTCGGATGCTCCATACGTTACGTAGAACTTGGCGGAGGTAAAGAGTGGTGGGAGCACCGATCTATTGCTTTCCGTAAGCGGTACATCGCCAAACACCCTAAGGGTAAGCACACTATTCAGATAAAGAAGTCTATCTTGGATGACATTAAGCAAAAGACGCTTAAACAAGATGCCAAGCAATCTGAACAAGTAACCCTGGAGAAAAGTGTTCCAGAGATTATACCCGCTGAGGAGACCGTAAAGCCTCAAGATAAAGCTGATACTACTAACGTTATACCTGATAAAGGCAAAGGCGTTGGCAAGTGGGGCCTAGTAAAGTCGGCGATACGGGAAAGTGCAAAACAAGCAGTATCTCCCATTACCAAGGAAATTGGTGACGCCAAGCTTGCGGGTCGGGCTCTGAATAAGATAGCAAACGGTCAGGAAGTTACGGATGAGGAGCTGGATGCCCAGAAAAAGATAATGCGCCATGTAGGTATAGGCGTAATGGGCACCTTAGGTACTATTGCGGCTTTCGCTGTTCTAGGGCCCTTCACGCTTGTGTTGAGCGACGCGTATCTCGACTACAAGAACACTGATGGAGGAAAGACCGAGGAAGAAGAAAACTACTACAAGAAGGGTGAAAAGGGAGAGCTAATCCCGATAACACCCCCGACTGATGGTGCGAAGCCAAAAGGGTTCATGCTTGAAAAGGGGAAGCGTGTCGTAACCAAGTTTCCTGTGCAGTGGGTTTATCCAGGCGGTAGTAGTGGGGAAGGGCAGGAGTCAACAGAAGATGTAATTAAGCGCGGAAAGAAGGGGAAGGGCAAAAGCCTAGAAACTCAAGTAGCAGATACATCTGAGGATATGGCTGAGTGGATAAAGTCACAGGACCCCAAGAAGATGGCGGAAATGCTGGCTAAGAAGCACCCTGAACTTGCAGATAAGGCTGGGAAAACAGTCAAGCCCGAGCACAAGAAAAAGGCAAAAAAGCACGGTAAAAAGCATAAGCATCATGCTTAATCCGTGCTGGGTAACGTCAGGAACATCAAGGATTTAGGGTCAGTTTTCAATCCTGTATGAAGACCATGAAATAAGGAAGGGACGGAGAAATACCGTCCCTTTACCTATCTAAGCACTATGCAGCAATCTGGAATTTATGGCGTACTTCCATGATTTTACCGCATGTCATGCTTCCTTCTGAACAAGGTCCCCTGACACATGAAGGGCCGGCTTTGTTGAAGGCCACCGGAAATACTTTATGGGCGATAAATAGCATCACAGTAGCCATTGCCCTTATTTCCCACTGTGCTCTCTCACAACACCGGAGTGTAAAGAAGTGCATCAACTCCCGGGCATTCATGGTGACGATGATATTGGTTTGGGTAGAGTTGGGAAGTGCGTACCTTGCGTCCTCCGCAGGTATTCCTAACTGAACCATCCTGATGTAAGACTCTTCACAAACAGCAATTGCTCGCCTAAGCGCCTGCTCTGCTTGTGCAATAGCTTTTACCGTTGGTGGAAACACGCTTTGCTTTATTAGGTTACCTTCTATACCTGACATCTCAACATAGCGCTGTGACTGCTGGCTATAGCTGGCAACCCTGTGTCGCACGAGCTGGTGGCTACAAGCTCGGGAGATACCGTCGATGCCAAATGTGAAGGAGGCATGCTCAAAGATCGACAGATGCCCGAGACTCCTAATTTTCTCCAAGAATGCCCGAGCGTCATTCTTTTCGGTTAACTTAGCTATAACGGACTGGCAGTCACCTGGGCTGTAGCAGAGCGCTGCCGCACGAGCGCAAGTCAACTCTGGATTAGGGGTTGATTCCAATAAAATTATGTTCACATTATTACTCCTTAGTGTTATTTCTTATTTCAGGGGCATACGCAGGACAGACCACGGGAGTTAGACACTTGTCGGTTCCTACTTCAGGACAAAAGTTACAAGGCACACTAAGACGTTGCTTACATACCTGGCAACGCCTGTTGGGTTTCTTGTTGTAAGGGCTGTCGGGGCAGAATCTTTTGGCGCTCTCGCTCATATTTGTCCTCACATAGTTTACACCATCCCTGAATAAAAGGGATTTTGTGCATCCAGCATTCTTTATAGTGATGGTCAAGAAACGGAGTAGGACCCTCAAGACATTTACATCTAGGCCATTCTTGACCACACCCGTAGCACATCTTGTGCTGTACGTTGTCTGTTCTTTGTATGAATGCCATGCTGCGCTATTTCCTTCCTGGAATATAGGTATCCTTGGCGGAGGATATGCACGCCATATTTAACCACTCAGCATTGTGTTCTGAGAAAGGCTCAACGATGAAAGCACCGTTACTGTCTTCGTGGCTAATGCTCATTCCGTGCTTACGACTAACCGCTATTACTTCCGCTAGGAAGGCATCCACCTTGTCGGTCTTGTTTGTCCTACCCCTTGCAGCTTTATCCCACCTGACTATCGCCATGACCCACCTCGCATTGTGTAACGGCTATTAGCCTCGGAATCCTTTTTCCGGCTAAGAGCGTCTTCCACCGACTTCAACGCTAAGACCGCTACTTCTGCAGAGGAACCTGACGCATCAACGTAGTCAAAATTTCTGTGCCGTTCAAGACCCATTTCTCGGAATAAGGCTTCAAGCTTATTCTCAAAGGTATCAAAGACCGCTAGGTGTAACTTAAGCGTCATCATATCAAAGCGGGCTTCATTTAGTTGAACTACATTTGTAGGTTCTGCAACAGGTTTCCAACGGGCCCGCGCTCGCTCCAAAGGTATGACTGGATTCGGGTGCGTGAATATAATAGTATGATCCGGCCACCGGAACTCCAGAAGTGCTTCTGTTTGGTGTACGATAGTAACCGGATCCATAACGTCACGGGCGAATCCCTGATATACTATCGTGCTATCAGCAAAGCGGTCGCACAACACTATTTCGCCTCTTTTCAGGGCGGGCCAAATTAACTCCCGGACATGCTGAGAGCGCTGAGCATGAAACAGGTGTAGCTCAGTTATTGGGTGCATTTTGCTATTAGCAGCGTCCAGTAGAATAGCACGAGTTTGGTCGCCTATTGAAGTACCCCCGGGTTCCCGTGTCATCGTAACGCTATGACCTTTTAGTTCCAGGGCGTCTTTTATTAGTCTTATCTGGGTAGTTTTTCCTACGCCTTCTCCACCCTCAAATGTAATGAACACAGTGACCTCCAATTACTCTTTTTCAGTAGGTATCGGTTTAAAGCTGCGAAGTTTGGCAATGTATTCTTTCCATGACTGCCGTTTGGCAGGTGTACGCAGATAAAGGAAGTAAATAGTGGGGTATGAAAGCATAGCCAAAATAGTTATGAGGGCTACGGCTACTATCGTAAAGATAACGAAGGCCACGGCGAATACCACAACAAAGGCAACGAGTATTATGGCTAACACTGCCATCACCACAATAAGTAAGACAGGGGCAAACATAACCAGAAGCATTAGCCAGAAGGTAACGAGCATTGGGTCAATAGCGAATAGCGTGGTAAGCATGACAGTTCTCCTTTTATTACCAGGGTCTGCCTGGTAGTCTTAGTAACATCTTTACGGGGTTAAACCAGACACATTCACCTAGGTCTACATCAATGAACAGAAATAGTGGAGTATCCGTTCCTTCCTTAGCCATCTCTGAGGCATCAAGGAACACCCTTACCGGAAACTCCGCCATTTCTGAAAGTGTCTGGTCATCGTAATGCAGCGGAGGATTTCTATCCCAGTCTATTTCAAGGTAGTTACGTAATCTCCCCATCTTTCTTTCTCCGCAGCCCTTTTACTATTTTAGCCATCAGCCCGGTAATGACACGTTCCGTTACCAAGGGTGGCAGGGGTTCTGTACCTATTTCCGGGTCAGCCACGATAGGCTTGATTTCTGCCAGACGGTCTTCCTCGGCCATCAGTGCCTTATAGTTCTTGGGTGTAGTGCCCCTGAGGCGAGCATCACGGTCGATAACCTCCTGGATGAGCTTGTCCACGTAACTCTGGTCTATCTGGGGTATCATATCCAGTTTAAACTCAGGGTCATCGACCTGTATTTCTCCGATGAGCTTGGAAAGAGTGAGGTCGCAATACTTATCAATCCAGTCGATAATGAAGTACATGATATCTGGCTGGAATGAGAAACACCCGAACAGCACCGGATCCTTTTTCTCAATCTTCCGTTTATTCGTCTCCAAGGTTTCACTGGTGTAGTCAACGTACAGGATATGATACTCATCGAACACTGCAGTAGCTTGAACTGCTTTTATCTTCGCTGCTACCTCCGCAGGAACAACACGCGGGAAATTCTCGAACTTGTCGAACTTAACCACACGATCTTCGACCTTGGTGATATACTTCTTTATCACCGTTTTGTTTAGGCTTCTACCGCAGCCGATGGCACGCGCTTCTTGTTCACGTACCGCAATTGCCAAGCGAAGTGCAAGCTGTTCATGTAGGGCTGTTTGCTGTATTTCTTTCGCGGCCATGAGCATACGGCCCATCTTGTTTATGGCGAACTCCACCTCAAGCTGCTCCAGACTGCTGAGCTTTGATTTCACGAACTTGATGAATATCTCAGGGGAGAATTTCTTATCCAGTATGGCTGGTCTTTCAGGGGTCTTTCTTTTTGACCGAACTCCATCGTAGGACGGGTTAACATCTTCAGGGGTAACAAGGGTTCCAGTTGAACCTATCCCGATGTTTGACTCCCCAGAGAATACAATGCTAGTTGATGAGCCTGCTGGGCTGGTGTAAGCGGTGCTTGCGCCTGACATCCATCCGCCTGAAATCTGATAAATTGTTACGCCTGAGTTTACTTCGAGTGACATGACTAGTATACCTCCTGGATATAGAGTTTATTCCTTTACAGGTAATACTGCTTCCAGCATAACCAAAAGCGTGTATCCCAAGCAATAGGGTATGAAGATGATATACAGGGGAAAGAATATCTTGTTGAAGTGACCTCCACAGCGGCGGCTATTCAGAGTCCACAACTCTTTCCAGTGAAAAAGCGTAGGGACTAGCATTATTCCACTGTTTAGCTTTTCTAGTCTTTGCCAATAGGTCATACATCCTCCATTACTATAGAAGCCCTCCTAATTTCCGCTAACAAATGGGTTTAGGAGGGCTTCTGCTCTTATTGGGCGTACCCTGTGTTAGACGCGGCGGACATTTGTGGCTTGCAGACCCTTGGCTCCTGTGGTGATATCGAAGGTGACGTTATCCCCTTCATCCAGACTTTTGAATCCGTCACTCTGGATTGCAGAAAAATGACAGAACACATCTGCTTCGCCATCTTCCTGTGTGATGAAGCCGAATCCTTTTGCCGCGTTGAACCATTTTACCGTTCCCTGTGCCATGTTACTACTCCTTCTCTTTCTTACTACGTGTGTGGAATTCGCTCCTAAGAACGAGGCCGATACACGGCCCAATACGTTACCAACGTTCTTTTCCTGCAGAAGGAGAAGCTGTTGGAATAATTATCTGTGGAGTGTTCACGATGATATTAGTTCCTATTGCAGTGTGCTTAATGTACGCGTCTACTAGTTCTTTCGGTGCAGGTATTGTAGACATTACCTTGTCTCGAGTGAACTCTTCTACACTTTGAGTTGCAGGTGCAAAGGGAGCTAGATACGACATGATTACAGGGCGCATATCACCCGCAGGAGCACCTTCAATCTGTTTCAGCTTAATCATGAAGGCGGTTATTACTGAGCCTGTTTCTGTAAGAACACCAACTACAAATTCTGAGGATACAAGTTTTGCTATTACAATCATTTTCATCTCCTTATTTACAGTTTTTAGGTTACGTCTTGCTTGTCCCAAACCAATCGGTAACGTTCTCTAATAGCTTCTTCCTGATTGTCTGTGTAGATAGGACTAGGTGTAGTTAGTACCACCCCACACTCCATCTCTTCAGACATCAGAGTAAGCGCGGTTTGAAGACGTGTCTCACAGCGTCCCATATCATACAAGTAGTCTATCTTACCCTTCAACGGCAAGAATAACGGCAAGGCATCTATGTGCTTTTCAATGGCATTTGTTCTGACGTTTATCAGGTAAAGCGCTTTAACCCTGACCTGCTGTAATATACGCTGTAACACCTTATGCGTTTCGGTGAGAATTATACCTCGGGTCATTAGCTTTCGGTGGAACTCCATCATATTAGAAACATAAATTACCTTATTCATCTCACCTGTTGATAAATTAACTACCATCCCATAAGTATCAGGATCAGGCGTTACTTGAACATTACCCATCGTTTTTACCTCACATTTAGTCTCGATTCTGAAAATGAAGAAGGGCGGGTCTAACTAAATGCAGAGACCCGCCCATACTACTTTACTCTGACTGACTTGCGAAGTATTTTGTTATGCAGGGCTCCGTCGTACAGAGGTAAGCCCGTACCTTTTTCTTTTCATCCATACCGCGAACTACGTTTACTTCAGTTCCATCTATCTTCTTTTCTCGGCACTGTGTGCAGCGTACCTTTTTAGTTAGCTTCTCCAGGTTCATGGTTTCCATCGGATCGCCCTTAGCGGTTAGTATGCCTTGCTTTGCCATCCCTCTATCCCCTTTTTTATATACTCAGGCATCGGGTTAGTCTTTCGATACTCCAAGTATTCAGTTATCGTGGCCCGCATTGCTTGCAAGGAATGTCTGCCGAAGTTCTCCATCTTAAGCAGTATCAGGTCTTTGGTAGTTACAAGATCATGAACAGTATATGACTGTGGCAAGACTCCCCGATAGGCATTCTTCAGCCCATTTGCTACCCGCATATCCACGCGGCCCTCATTGGATCGCACGTAATAGGCTATAGCCAAAAAGCTATCCAGAAGACCAGGTGACTCCGCGAGTTCAGCCGAAAGCGTGTCCGATATAGTTTCTTCGAGTAGCCTAGAAAAGAGTTGTCTAAGCCTTTCCTTGGCCAAGTCCTGGGCTTCCTCTATATTGTTGCACTTCCTGCGGGCCCCAAGACCAATCAGTTCAACCGGATGGTTAAGAGAAGTGGTGGGCAGAATTTTGAACAGCCGAAACTCGCCTACATCTCCATTTAACCTGGTTATATCGTCCCCTTCAGAAGACGCATTCCAGCTTATTGTTGTGGGCATTAAGCCTCTTATTCCGTATTGCATATTGTATCTCCTTAAATTATAGAAATAATGGATCTTTAATATCTACAGTCTGTTTGAACGCTGGCACATCTTCTTGAATACCCAGCGCCGAATGTACTCAGGGTGCCTTTCCCACAAGTATCTGGGAATAGGGAAGCGCTCTGCCGGAGGTACTGCGCCCATGAAGTCCATATCGTCAACGTCATCCCGGTGCATAATGTAGGCAAGGCTACATCTTTGGTTGAGAAATAGCATATACCCAGTACACAGCGGTGTTCTACGAATTATCTCAGCCATGTAAGAACGACCCCTGAGGTCAAAATTTGGGGTTGCCATAACGAACTGGATACGCTCTTGTTCTTCCGGGGTTGGGTCTGGAAGTTCAGGGAGAGGACGTACCTTGCTAAGACGTCTTACGGCTGCTTCCAGGTTATGCGTTAACTTTTCTGCAGGTGTCTTCATGTTTGTCTCCTTTGTTGTGGCTGTTTGACTGCTGTTTAGAGACTAACGTCTCCAGGGATTATAGGGCGGTCGATGTAGTCTTTTGTCTTTCCGTCCTCTATGTAGGTGTCGAAGGTGTATAATTCCACAGGATAGCAATGTATCTCTATCCAGTTTCCTCCACCTGATGATATTGGAGCAACCACCGACAACCCTTTTCTTTCTAAGATTGTTCCAAACCTTCGGACTTTGAAGTTTGACCAGCGGTCCCATGAAGGGTCATTCTCGCCTTCCATCAAAACCAAGGTATGCGTTGCTCCTGAGTTGATAAAAATGGTCTTGCGGCCAGATGCTGCGGTCCGCATAACAGGTTTGGCACAGTACAAACGAGTGCGCTTGGTTATTAAACTTCCCTGAGCATCAACAGCTTCGGAGTTATCTATGAGAACCTGAGTTGCTATCTGTATCAGTTCTCTATCAGGGCTCCCTAAATCCATAAGGATACCCTTTGGGCCAATGGGGTATTGTATCATGATTTCACCTCGTTTTCAAAGTTTGTGGTTGTAAAGTTTATTGTGGGCAAGAAAGTACAAAAGAAGGCATAGGATGATTATCAAAATGTATTTCCTAACCTTTGATGTCTTTCCGTCCTCTTCATCTACAGCATTCATTTCTTTCCAGGACAGGGCCAATAAGACCACAGATCCTATCGCGGCGGGAACACTGATGCAGATTACTATTACCGATATTACTTCGGCTAGTAATTCAAACAGCGTGGTTACCGCCGCTTCCAGAACATACCAATTTATCATGTGGCATCTTCCCCCTTTGGAGTTATGTGGTGTTTATAGTGGTCGAATATACAAAGAGTTTGCCACGCTACCACGGACGCGTACTGTTCAGTCTCATGCGGTTCACCTGGCGTGTCCCTCAAGATACTTAGGCGTTCTTCCATAAGTATGAGGTCCGTAACCGGTGCTACCTGATGGCTAATAGCCGGATTATCCCCTCTTATCCCCCATATTGTTCCCATACGTCCCCCTAGCTGTTTGTCAGCTTGTGAAATGTTAACCACGCCAGTGTTGTATCGCCGCGGGCCCCGGATTCCGACAAGCCCATTAACCAGGCTTTTACTTCCGCTATGTTGTCCAGCTTACCTGAGGCCTCGGCATGCTCCATATCGGCCGCCTGCTCCTCAGCAGCCTCTTCCGCGGCTTTTTGATTGGACAGGAAGTGGTCTGAAAGAGGCTGGTGTATGAGAGTAGGCGTATCGTCCAGATCATCGTCCTGAATAACAGGCACCACCTCAGGTTCTACAACCGGTACCACCACCTCAGGTTCTACAACCTGCTTTATTTTAGAGGCTTCGGCCTCGTACATACCCTTAGGTAAGCCTGTTACTAGTGGCATATCCAGAGCATAGCGTGATACGGCTCTTGCTGAGCAGTCAATCCACGTGAACCGCATTGTCTCAAGTTTAACGCAGTTAGTTCTTACTCCTTTAGGACCCGGGTTAAATCGGCCGAAGCCCATCGAAGACATCTCTATGAAGAACTTTTTCAGATGTTCCCGCTTGAGTTCTGATTTACTGGCTGTCGGGTATATGAAACAGATAATGGACTGCGCTGTCTGGGTCTTAATATCTCGTTTTTTGTTGGCGAGGCTCTCGAAGATAATTCGCATATACTTATCTTGGGCCAGAGCGCGCAGTTTAGACATAACATCGGGCTTAGGCATCTTGTCAGGCAGCGGAAGTTTTTTCTCGGGTCCTTTATCAATCAGATCCAGTACCGTAGACCTCCTAACTGAACCTACCACCGGTGAGTGGTCAATCAGATCCAGTACCGTGGCAGCGGCACCCCGAGCTGTAGCTACTGCAGGTGGCCCGATAGCTTCAAGTACCGATGCAAGCGCATGAGTAACAGGCGTGGGCTTAGCCGCTACAACTCTCGGTGGCGCAGTAAGCGGCTTAGGTTTGGGAGGCGCGAGTTTCGGCTGTTCAGAATGCTGCCAGTAATTCTTACCCAGAATTTGTTTCATGTGGATCTCGAAAGACGCTCTTTCTTTGCCTGCACCTAAGCGAACCAATCTGGCCATGCTGAAGTCCGCCAACTCGTCTTTAGGAATATCCACGTTTTCCGCGTTGACGTATGGACGGTCTTCATTGTACTGAATCGCCACGAAAGTCCCGTACTTGATAACCTCATGAATGGAACTGGATCGGTGTTTCGGAGTGTTGAATACTATTACCTCTCCGGAACGCGGGATAACCTTGACGCAGATTTTTTGTGTGGCTTTGTTCATGTCTGTCTCCTTGTCTGTAGTGTTGTGCGGGTTATTAAACTTTGTAGTGCTTGTCTATGAAGCCCAGATCGGGGTCTCCAACCAATTGCCACTCTATCCACGTCTTATGCTTGTCCAGTCCGAATGTGCCCCAGTGCCCCCTTCTGAAGTGTAACCTTTTGCGAGTACCTGTACCAGTTGCCACCGAAACTTTGGGCCGATTTAACTGCTTACTCAGATCAACTACATGATAGTCACGCAGCGGGGTCTTGTGGTTTGCCACGCGCTTTTTGTTTAGGGCTTTAGAAGCAACCACTTGTTGAGACTCTGCCACCTTGGCTTCCAAGGCAATACATATTGCTTTTGCCTGGTTTAGTGCATACTGGTATATAGGTACTGTAAAAGTATCTGTTTTTACATTCGGTTTAACCTCCCAAGCCGCGGCGCTCTTCTTTACTACAATACAAAAAGCTCTAAGTATGGGCCCGTGTTCGATAAGCACCAGCGTTAAGCTACAGCCATTTATAAGGAACTCAAAAGCACATATCGGGTATGGTAGCCTTACTTCGGTGTCAGGTGTTATTACATCTCCAAGTAAGGCAAGCCAGTCATGCTTTACTACAAAAGGAACAGCGACTTTTATTGCATCAAGCATCAGGGCACAGTTGTTTAGATAAGCTTCTTCTTCAGTGTCCTCAGAAACCTGTACAATTATTTCTGGGAGATGGTGTAGTCTGGATACTTCATTTTTTGA